GGTTATCGTAGAGCCACGTGAACGGCGCAGAGAACCCGGTCGCGCCTTTCGGCCCGGTCCCGCCCGTGCCACCCGCGCCGCCCGTCGCGCCAGTCGCGCCAGTTGCGCCAGTTGCGCCAGTTGCGCCGACGCCAGTCGCGCCAATCGGGCCGACGCCGCCGGTCGCCCCAGTCGCCCCAGTCGCGCCGGTCGCGCCAACGCCGCCCGTGACGCCGGTCGCGCCCGTGGCCCCCGTTGCGCCCGTCGCACCGACGCCGGTTGCACCGACGCCGCCCGTGACGCCGGTCGCGCCCGTGGCCCCCGTTGCGCCCGTGGCCCCCGTTGCGCCCGTGACGCCCGTCGCGCCGACGCCACTGCTAAATGCGAGTTGGCAAGTATCGCTGATCGAGATCGTACCGGACTGAGTGACGTAGGTCAGTGCTATTTCGCACCACGTACTGGGGCTTTCATTAGTGACGGTGCCCGTCGTAAAGATCACGTATCCGGGATTGTTGATATCTCGGATGAAAAGCGTCGAGCCCGGCGGAATAGTCGCAAGCCATGTGCTGACATTCGGGTTACCCGGATCAGCCGTCGTGTATTCGAGGGCGATTGTCGTGACGCTTGACCACGTCGCGCTATTGACGCGAAACGTTCCAGTACCCGGCGCGGCCATCGCGGTCGGGTTATCGTAGAGCCACGTGAACGGCGCAGAGAACCCGGTCGCGCCTTTCGGCCCGGTCCCGCCCGTGCCACCCGCGCCGCCCGTCGCGCCAGTCGCGCCAGTTGCGCCAGTTGCGCCAGTTGCGCCAGTTGCGCCGACGCCAGTCGCGCCAATCGGGCCGACGCCGCCGGTTGCGCCAGTTGCGCCAGTTGCGCCAACGCGCGATGATAGCGACCAACTCGACGGGGTCGTGACAGGGTTCTGCCCCGCCGTTGTCGCGACCGTGCAGACATAGGATGATCCGTCCGTGAAGAACATCGCATCGAGCACATTGTACGTCGCGAGCGCCGAATAGTTGCCCCGCCAGTTGATGCCTGTGCCGGTCGCGCCCGTGAGCCCGAGCCCGCCGGTCCCGCCGGTCCCACCTGTGCCGCCGGTCCCGCCTGTGCCGCCGGTCCCGCCAGTCCCGCCCGTTGCCCCCGTGAAGCCAGTTGCTCCCGTTGCGCCGACCGAAACGATCAGGCTCCAAAGCGCCGGATAGTTCGTCGGGTTCTGCCCTGCGACAGTGGGCGAGATACATAGATACGCAGAGCCGTCCGTGAAATGCATCGCATCGTTCACGGCATAGGTCGTGATCGCGGAATATGCTCCGCGCCAGTTGAACGCGAGTGCGCCGGTTGCGCCGACGCCGCCCGTGCCGCCCGTGCCGCCCGTGCCGCCCGTGCCTCCCGTGCCTCCCGTTGCGCCCGTTGCACCGATGCCGCCGCTCGCGCCCGTTGCGCCGAGGATGTTGCCTTGAAGTATCCACGTGCTCGTGCCGCTGTCGTATTGATAGACATTGTCCGTTGTGGTGTTGATGAAGACTTGCCCGCTCGCGCCGGTCGCGCCGGGGCCTGTCGCGCCGAAACTGATGTCAGATGCAATGATGATTTGGCCGCTGGCCCCAGTCGAGCCCATGCCGCCGGTCCCGCCGGTCGCGCCCGTGCCGCCGGTCCCGCCGGTCCCGCCCGTGACGCCGGTCGCGCCGACCACGCCCGTCGCGCCCGTCGCGCCCGTTAGGCCGACCGGCCCAAGGATGTTGTTGTTCCAGACGCCGGAATTGTAGTTGAGGATTTGCGACGGCGAGAGCACGCCGGTCCAGATCACGCGCTGCACCCCGCCGTCCACGAAGTAGACGGTGACGGTATGATAGATGTCGTCGTTGTTGTAGAGGTTGAACTCGCGCACGCGCCGTTGTGTTCCCGAAATGGGAGCGGGCAACACGGTGACAGGCGTTGTGCCGTTCGTCGTGTAGTCGTAGCTGCCTGCGGTGAACCCGGAGGGCAGCGTGATGTCTTCGAACGAAAGCGTAATGTCGCAATCGGCGGAGCCTTTGGCCTCGCCGAGAACGACTACGATCGATTTGCTGGGGCTGTCGAGATGCATGGTCAGGTCTTCGTTACGAGGCCAGCCACGAGCGCGTCATCGGTCCCACCGCCGCCGCCTCCGGTCTGATAGATGTTGGTCGTGACATCGCGCTTCTGGATCAGGACCTTGAGAGACGGCTGATACGCCGCGCGAGGCTTCAGGCCGCCGATCTTGGTGCCGGCGATCTTCGCAAATGCAGCCGCGATCACGAGCCCGTATTGCGAGATGAAGCGCCCCTGCTCGGTCAAATTCCAGTTGTCGCCTTCCCACGGATTATCCGCGACGATGTCGTGCTTCGCCCCGTTCAGGATGAATAGGTTGCCGGTCGGCGTATAGAGGGCTTCTGCGCCTTGCGGAATTTCCTTTCGCGACGCGTATGTGCGAGACAAGATCATGGGAAGTCCTTGCAAGCCGATGCCCCTGCGGGGCACGGAAAAAGCGCGTCCGCCATTTTAGGCGGACGCGCTCTCGTACTCAACTGGCAGTTAGCGAAGGGCTCAGGCCGCTGCCGGCTTGGTCGCGCCGATGTGCGAGCCGACGCTTTCCGCCAGAACCTTGGCCTTGTCCTCGCCGTACTCCTTGAGGTAGACGCCCTGCTTGGTCAGGTTCCAAGCTTCGCGCGACCACGGGTTATTCGCCCGTCCGGCCGGGCCGGAGCCACCCTTCGATCCGCCGCCGACTGACGCCGGCCACCAATGCGGGGACTTCTCCTGCATGTCCTTGAACCATTCACGCGGGTTCAAGCCCGGCGTAACCCCGGGGACATCCTTGGTGATGACGCGGCCATCCTCGGTCGCCTCGAACACGCGGCTGCCCTGCAAGACAGCATCCGAGATCGCGGTCGAAACGATCTTGGCTTCGCCGGCTGCGTCACGGATGGCGCGCTCGACGTTGCCCGTGGTGATGGCGGTCTTCAGGCTCAAGACCTCGCCATCCTTTTCGGCCACGAGCTTTTGCTGCGCTTCGAGCCGGCGCTCAAGAGCGAGCCGATCACGATCCATCGGAGCGGTGATCTGCTTGAGCCGGGCCGTGATGATCGGCTCCAGCTTGGTCTCGTCGATCGTGCCATCCTTCTTGACGGCGGCGAGCTGGGCCTTGGTTTCCTCCAGCTCGGTCGCCTGCGCGTGGATGACCTCGGGATCGAGCCCTTCGAACGGCGCGAACGCGGTCTTGACCGCCTTGTGGTCGTTGCGCTCCTTCACGAGCGCGGCCTGTACGCGATCGATGTCGGCTTGGGTCTTGACACCCGTGACGCCGGTCAACTCCCATTTGCCGTTCCGCTCCGTGTAGAGAGCGGCATAGCCCTCCGGAATTTCCTCGGCCGTGTCGTAGATTGTCTTCAACATAGTAAGTCCTCCGTGTAGGCCTCAGTGGACATCCACTGAAACACCGCTCATGCGGATTTTCTCTTGAGCGTGACGCGCGCAAGCTGGATGATCTGTCGTCGCGTGATCTCGGTGACGCCGTCTACGCCCGCGAGGCGCTGACTGCCGACGACCGCTCTCGCGACTTCGGTGTTCTCAAATCCGCTGAGCAATCCAGTTCGGATTGCCGTTTCAATACGGTGCTCGTCGGCCGCTGCGAAAGTCGCGGCCCATTGCGCCAGCGAGGCGCCGAGGATTTGCAGGCCCTTCGCCTTCGGAGGGTCGGACTTCAGAAACAGCGTCTCGCCGTCATCGAACGATACCTTCACGTAGTGCGCAGTGCTCGCGGTCGCGGGCGCAAACTTATCCGTGATGTACGCGATGGTCGCGTTACGCCCGTCTATGGTCTGACGTTCGATCATTTGCCGTTCCGCCGTTTCCAATTCTCATTGATCGCCTTGTAGAGGGTGCTCCACGCCGGCTTGACGCCTTTCGTGCCCTGCGCAAAGTAAACCGGTTTGCCTTCGACCTCGCCGAGTTTCCTATGGTAGACCGGCTGGCCCGCGTACTTGAGCCGCGCGATCTCCGCGAGGGTTTCGTGGAACGCGCTCAGGTGCGGGATGGAGGCCGTCGTATACGTGCCCTTCTCGCCCGTGTTGGCGTCCTTCACATACTCTACGACTTTCGGCGTCTGCACGCCCTGCCAATACTCTTTGCTGTAGTCGGACACGCCGTCCGACTTTGCGAAGTCCGCGACCATCGGCATCATCGCTTTCGTGTAGAGCTGATACGCGGGATACTTACTCGCGTAGGGCTCATTGAGCGTGCCGTCCGGCTTCATGAAGCCCGGCTCTCGGATTTTCTGGGTCCCGTCCGGTTGCGGTGACGAAACCATAGCCCCGTTCACGCTCATCCGTACATGCTCAGGGTTGGTACTGTCGTATGTGATCCATTGCGTGTCTTTGCCGTAGTCCGGGTCTTGCGCCATCTTGAGCTGATCGACCGCCTTGTCGCTCAGAAGGGCGTTGAACTTTTGATGCGCGATTTCGTGCGCCGTGACGCCAGCGATCCCGGCCGGGTCATTCCCGACGTGCGGCGTGAACAACGTCACGGTGCCGATCCCGCCTCCGATGACCTGTTTCGACCCATCCGGGTTAGTCGTCAGCGTTGGCTCCGGTGGAACTGTCGCCCATCCAGCGTAGGGCATCGTCTTTCCGTTCAACTCGAAGGTCTTGCTCTCATCCGAGATGTTGATCCCGGTCGGGTCAAAATCGAGTTTCTTCGCGACCTGAGCAGCGATCTTGGCGACCGTGTTCGCCTTCTCTGCGTTCTCCGGTTTCTCCACGGCCATGTACGGCCCTTCGGAATGGGCGCCGAAGCCGCCCGCGCTGGCCGACCACTGACCTTTCGGGTCGCGCTGTTCGTTCGGATCATACGCCATCACAGATGCTCCCGCAGATATCGGAAGGCCTTCTTGATTGCCTTGGTTCGAACGGGGCGGATCAGCTTCATGAGGTCCTCGGTCGCCTGCATCGCGTCCCCGACACGCGTATGATCGATGCCCGCCACGTCGATCAGCTCACGCTCAATGAGGTCGCGGAGCCGGGGCTCCGTGCGGTCAATGATCCCGATCGCGGTATTCCAAACCCTGACCAGCTTCGCCTGTTCGGTCTTCTTGACGCGCGCCGACATGGCCTCAAGCTTGGCGGTTGTCTCCGGGCGCGCGGGCTTGCGCGGACGCGCCTTGATCTCCGCGAGATGCGCCGCCTTGTAGCGCTCATGGATACCCTTGCGGTCAACCCTGCCCGAGCCCGAAAGCCAATGGGGGTCGCCGAGGGGGCTGGGCTTGCCCGGGAGATTGTTGAGATCGATTTTCATGATTGCGGGTTCTTCGGGGCTGCCGGAGCCGGCGCGTGCATCGGGACTTCCTCGAAACTGGGCGCGCGGCCGGACCAAGCGTCCCAGCCTTTCCAGCCGGTGCCGACGACGACCACTTCCTGCTCGCTCTTGACGTTGACGCCATAGGCGGGCACAGACACGACAGCGGTGCGCGGTACTTCCGCGCGCAACACGATGCGTGACTGTGTTTCCTTGGGCTCCGCATAAGTCCATTTGCCCGTGCCCTTCGCGTATCCAGATGGCAAGTCTTCGGCACTGACTTTAGTGATGGTCTTTCCCGATGAAATCTTAACGCTCGCCCCGACCGGCATCTCCGCGAGATTGACGCTTTGTTGACTGCCACTCTCTTTAACAATCCCGGACGCGGGCGGGTTGAAGTCGCCCACGTTCGCAGCGCCCGGGAGCTTGTGCGCATACGTGATGCCGCGATACGCCTGCACAACCGGGATGTCGGCCTTGTCGAGCAGGTATTGCGTCGTCTCCCACTTCGCACGGAGCGCCGCCTTGACGCCTTCGTAGCCGCCGATCGCCGCGTAGGCGTGGTTCGCGTATTCGATGCTCTCTTTCTTGTTGATCCCCTCGGGCGCGTTGTTCGACGTGCCATTCCAACCATTGGCCACGTCTCGGCTGACCGTCGTCGAGGCCGCGCCGTTCTTTTCGATGACCACTTTGGGCAGGCGGATGTAGCCGCCGTTAAAGCTCTCCGCGTCCAAGTTCGGGGCCTTGGCGCGTTCTTTGGCCCCGGTCGAACTGGAGAGATAGTCCATGATCATCTTGTCCGTCTCAGGCGTCTTGTGGCCCTGCGCGGCGTCCGACATGGCCTTCAAGATAGCCGGCGGCGCCCCATCCTTGTACGCGGCGATGACGAGGTTATGGTTTCCCGTGTCCTCGGCCGTAGAGTTCGGATTGCCCACGACGGATTTCGCGAGCACCACTTCCGGAGGATCGTTCGCCGGGTCTTTCCATTTGGGCGGGCGCGCGTCGCGGATACGGCCGCCGAGTTCGTCGGATGCCGCTACCTGCAACAGCCTGCCTTCCGCGTTCGTCGAGCTGCCCTTCCATCCGGACCAAAGCTTGAAATCCACCTGTTGAAGCTCTTTCATCATGCGCTCGGTCCACGCCGCATCTTTCTTCGCGCCGACGCCGCCGGTCCCATAGAGCTTTTCGTAGTCAGCATCCGACCCGAGGAACTTGTCGCGGGGCTTCCAGCCACCCGACACGTTTTCGAAGTCGGCGATAATTTTCTTGGCGCTCTCCACGTTCCCCGGATTGGAGTTCGGATCGTTGAGCACGGCCCTAGCTGAGATAACCGCCGGAGTGTCAAGCCTCCCCTTGCGCCCGATGAGGCCCGCATCGGTACGCTGAGTGATCAACTGCGCTCCGCGCTTGTCGGCGATGTACTTCGCGAGTGCCTGCGTCCGCATGTAGTCGCGACCCGAGGTCAGGTTAAGCGGATCGAATTTCTCAGGCCATGCAAGGTCAATCGTCGGGGTGCGCGCGACTTTGGCAGGCTCTTCCAGTTGCTCTTTGAGGCTGTCAACGTGGTCCTTTGCGTATTCAAATTGGTCCTCATCGCTCATACTCCCCCATGCTTCCTGCACGTTGGTCTGAGCCTCTTCATTGAGGTAGTCGGGCGGATCGATATTTTCCGCTTTGGACTTGGCCTCTTCCTCAAACTTTTCGAGCAGCGCATTTGTGATCTCTTCGCGCATTTTAGGCGTGAGGAAATCCGCCGGGTTTTGCGGCTCAATCCCGGGGAAGCTCATCTGCCCTTCGTGGGCGAAATTGTCCGGCTTGTCCAGATATTTGTCGTCGAATGTGATCGCCGGATCGTCGTTGTGTTCGTCACCCGCCTCAATATGGATCGCGCCCGCGAGATCGCCGGCACTGAAAGGGATGCGTGCCTCATCGTTCGCTTCGCGGTCAGCGAGAAACTCGCTCAGGAACTCACTCTTGAAGTCGTCATCGTTAGCGAGAGCATGCTTGGCCTCCACAAGGGCTTCGCCGTTCTCCTGCCAATTGGAGACAGCGTATTCTTTTTCCTGATCGATGTGGTTATCGATATAGCTCTGCTCAGCCTCTTCCTGTTGCGAGCCCGACAAGTCGCTCCATGTCTCTGGAACGACAGGCGCGTCTTCGTCCTCTTCCTCGGGCTCGGCTCCGAGCGCAACGCCCGCGTGCTTTTCGACGCCCTCGGTCGCGATCTTGTCAATCTCCGGCCGTACATCGGCGTACTCTTTTTCGAGCCGCTCCGCCGTCTTCCTGTTCCAGTCGTCGCCGCTCACGTCAACAACACGCGGGTCGATCACTTTCGCGATCTCGCCCGTGTCGTTGCCGCCACGCGTCCACCGCCCATGCGGGTCCCGCTCTTCGTTTGGGTCGAAGGTCATTTAGCGGACGCGCCCTTCTTGCCGACCTTACGCTTCAGTGGGACCGGCGATCCCCGGGTGTGGCCCTTTGCGCGAGCGGTCGGGACGATCGGCACATTCGAATTTGGCGGGATGGGCGGGGCGGGGTCAAGCGGCGGAACGGTCGCAGAGGGCGGAGTTGTGCCGCCTTCTGACGGCGGACCGGGAACCGGATCAACGCTGTCATCCAAGAAAGTATCATCGGTGACGCTGGCCGACTGGCCCCAACCCACCATAGAGCCCAGCATGGAAGCGGCTTCCTCTTCGATTTGTGCGTTCTCTTGCGCAAAATCCATCTCCGTCATGTCGTTCATCTGCATCATGCGATGCATCGAACGGAGCGACAAGGGCAATCCAAGCTGCTTGGCCTGCATGAACGCGAGCAGCGCGGCGCCAGCGACAGTCTGATCGGCGAAGTCGGTGGTCGGCTTGACCGAGACTTCGTTCGGGTCTTCTCCAACCCAAGCAGCACAATACCGGAGTGCTTGCTCAAGCCCTTTGCCGGCGCACTGAGCGACGGATGAAATCGTGGTCGTGCGCGCCGCGACGCGGATGCGCAGAGCTTCGCCGCTCTCGCCGCGCGCGTTGCCTACGTCCAAGAACGCGATGCCCGCCAGAGCGGCGGCATCGATATCACTCTTGAGCGACTGACGCATTTCGCCGAGCCCGGCGGCGGGCACGCCGATATACTTCGCGTCGCCGCCCATGCGCAGATCGATAACGCCTTTGTAGCCGGTGCGCAGTTTGTCGGGAGCCGCATCGTCAACGTTGCCGTTGATGATGACGAGCGTGGCCTGTCCCTGCGTGAACAGCGTTTGCCTGTAGTCGGCCTCGGCTCGATAGATTGCGAGCGCGAGGTTCGACAGGCCGAGAAGCGGGGACACTTCGGGCTCGGGTACGAGATCGTTGGCGCCGATGAAGACGAACGGAACCGCCGGGAGCGTGCGCCCACCGATCGACGGCTGAATGAAGTCCTCCATGACGGGCATGGAGCTGTCGTTGACCTTCACGGCCACGCAATACGGCGAGCCCTCCGGCGGTCGTTCCCAGCCGCTCTCAAGGCTCTCCGGGCCGCCGCGCGTCAGCACGCGATACTTGCGTTCGGTCTTCCACGTGAAGCCCTCACGGCGGAAGCCGCTTTCGTCGAGCACGACGAGGTCGAGTTCGTTGCGGCCCTCATTGAGGCGCCCGGCGTCCCAGTTGATGATCCGCATCGGCTCGTAGAAGGACAGGTAGGGAGTGGCCTTGTCGATATCGACGCCCTGCGGCGCGTCCGCGAGAAGACCGCAGCGGCCGTACAGGAGTTGCGAGACGTTGATCCGGCGGAGCAACATCTGGAGCCCTTCGCCTTGGATCGTCGCCCGGTCGATCATGCCGGCGAGGCGCGGGGGCAGCGTGATCACGGCGGGCTTGTTGTGCATGATGCCAACCATGGCTTTGACAGCTTCCTTGACAACGTCGTGGAAGTAGGCGCGCATCAAGTACGCTTCGTAGTCGCGCCAGCCCGGGGAGCTGGGCGTGGTCATCCCGTCCTGCACCATTCCCTCGGTCGCGGGCAGGTAGTCAAGCCGCTTCGACTTGACGGCGCGCTCGCCCTGATAGGTGTCCGAAAGCTGGAGCCATTCGCCCAGCCTCTCTACGTACTCGGGGTGCTTGTCGGGAAGTGCCATGTGAAAATCCTTCCGGGGGCTAGGCTCTCTAGCCTATTAACCATATTCTGTCAATGTCCTTGACACTGGAAATTTCAGGCCGCCACGCGGCCCGACCGTGTTGTCCTGATCTCGTGGCGGAGCATGTACCGAGTTTCATCGCCGTTATGATCTTCCGCGTCGTCGTCTACGTCATCGATTTCGGTTTCGTCCCGTGGAAGCACAGGCACGCACCGGAGCCATTGCGGGCAGTCCGTCGTGATGAACAGCCCGGGGGTCTCCCGGAAGCCGCCGGGCGGACGTTTGGTCGCCTTGAGCCGCTTGCGGATTTGCTCCCATCCTTGCTCGCGGGAGCCCGGACCCTTGTCAGCGCGCTCCCAGAAAATACCCTTGAACTTGATCCCGTTGATTGTAACCGGCTTCTCGAAGTCGTCGGCGATCGACACGGTCGTCGCCTTCTGATCGGCGTCGAAGATCGAACTATCGGCTGGCCCCCGGCTCACGCGGGTCCACGTGCCCTGCGGATCACGGAGGCCCCATTTGATCTCGCGCTCAATGATGCCCCTCGCGATATCCGGGACCAACAATCGAGCGCCTTCGTTCGGCTGACCACGCCAGCCGTACCATTCGTGGATACGGAAGAGGTCGCCGCGCACGGTCGCGCGCGTGCGCCCATCGCGTAGCTTCAGATCGGTGCCATCGCTGGCGGCGTACCAGCCAACCGAGAACGGCTTCGATGAGCCGTGGTCATAGGCCCGATAAATTTTCCATCCCGGCGGCACGTCGAATGGGGGCATGACGATCGCGTCTTTGTGCTCATACCAGATGTCGTCGAACATGCCGCCCGCGACGATGTCCCACGAGCCATCCATCCACGCCGCGAGTTCGGATGCGTTCCGGGCTGCCGCTTTAATCTTGTTCTTGTACTCGGGGTCGGCATGCAGCAACAGCACGTTCTCGTCGAGGTAGCCGTGGATGGCGCGGCGCGGCGGCTCTTTGTTACCCGCCGCATCAACGCTATCCTGAATGAGCGGACCGACTGTCGGCTTGCGGCCGTTGATCGTCTCGCCGTTGATCGGCAGCCGCCAACGTGCCTTGACCCAGTTATGCCCGACGCCATAGGGGTTCGTCGTCGCGCGCACCTTGCGCGGCATCCCTTTGATCGTCGAACGCGAGCACGAGAACATGCTGATATAGCAGTCCGGGCTCGGCCAGTTCGTCAACTCTTCCCAACCAATCCACGGATAAGCGTGGCCGTGATAGTTGTCATAGTCGCTTCGGACATTGAAGTGGGCAAAGTACAGGCGCTCGCCTGTCCGCCACTCCCACATCGTCTTGACTTCGTTGTAGATCGCATCCGGCCAAATGCGCTTGATCCATTTCTTCGACTTCTCAATGATGTCGCGCAACTGCGGATGCGATTGTCGAAACAGAATGCCCTTCCACTCCGCGCCCCAGCCCTTGCCAACATCCTGACAGAAGTCCATGATGAGCGCGTCAGTTTTGCCGGGGCCGCGCGTGCCCTCGTAGAGAACTTCCATCGTCGGGTCCGCCAGAAAGAACTCCTGCGAACCCGGTTGCGGGCACCAAATCGCGGCCCTGAGTACATTGTCGTCGTCAAGATAGTATGGGACGTAAGCCCCATTCCTATCTTGGACAAATTTTGCTACGCAAGGAAAACCCATTACACGTCCCCGTCGCTCTCTTCGAACGTGACGGCGGGACGACCGACCTTGCGATATTCGGTTTCGATTTCGTTTAGCTCTTCCGACGTAGCCGCCTTCATACCGACCACGAGAACACCGCCCGTAACATTCAGATCGAGAGCAGCTCGCTTGCCATATTCCTTCGGCTTGCGGTTTTCGAGCAGCCACCGGAGCATATCCGGGTCCTGCTTGAAGATTGTCTCGGGGACTGGAGCCCCAACTTCATCGCGAAGCCATAGGCTCGGGTTGCGCTCGTCAATGGGGTCGCCGAGCAGAACGAACAGATCGTACTTCTCCGGGTCAATTCGGTATTGGACACGACCCTTGTGAGCTTGGATTTCGTTGAAGCCGACCCCGAGAGCCCACGCGGCCGTCTCTGCTTTGCCGAGGCCTTCACTCATCGCATCTTCCCACACGACGTGAAACCGTTCGGTGTTATCGGGGGTGCCGTTATCTTCGCCTTCCGGAAGGGCCACGTCATACCCGTCCCCGGAGCGACCCTCCTTGGATTTTTGCAGCATATACTTGAGCTGGGACAGGCTAATGCCGGCGCGGCGCGCGGCGTCCGTTGCGATCGGGATTTCAGAGATGTTCTTGAGCAGACGGCTGAGGCGGTCAGGGAGCCTTGCTCGGGCGGCAGCGTTGACGGGGTAGCTGCGCGATCGTTCTAGGACGCCTCGGCTCGCTGCGCCCATGGGACGCGATTTCGGCGGGGTCACATCAACTAGAATTTCTTCGGCTTCGGCACCGAGTGGATCGGGGCCGAGAAGATCAGCGAGATCGGTGTCATCAATGCCGCTCATGCGGATATCCTCCAATAGTCGTGCATCGGCCCAGCCGATGGGAGGCGCACATGCGCGCTCGCGTAATTCTGATACGAAACGTCGGGTGCAGCTCAGCTACATCCGAGGTTCTGTATCACTTGCTCAGGAAGCCCCACTTCGGCGTGACGGTGACCGTGAACGAATTCACTGACGTACCGTCGCCGACATCGGACTGACTTCCGCTTGCGGAAATCTCGACCGGCATATCATCCGGCATGTCGCGGAGCGCGAGCTTGATCGCGCCGACGACGAGGTCTCTGACGAGCTGTTCGGGCTCGCTCATCTCCGTAGTGGCGCGCTCTTTCTTGATCGCGGCGAGGACGGGCTTCGAGAGCCCCATTTTTGAGATCGACCAACTCATTTTGATAGCTCCGATCGGATTGTAGCTGCGCGCATCTGGCTCAGCTTGTCATTCGGGAAATTTTCCAGATGCTTCTCGATACCCGCGAGCTGCCGCTGGAGGCGCTTCTCGTAACTCGACGGAGCGCACGTGTTATTTTTCTCGGCCATCTCAGATCGCTCCATCATCGGCGGGTTTCAGCCCGAGGGGAGCGAGCTGCCCGAAGCCGACCGCGCAGCCGTTGACGAAGGCGACGGCGACGGGAGCGGTCTTGAGCAGAAGCACGAGATCGACTTGATCCGGGAGCCCGCGAGCGATCTCTCGGAGCTTGACGAGAGCGGCGCCTTCGACGCGGATGGCGTCTGGAAACTTGGTCGGTGCGATGCACTTCGCCGTGGGCGGCGCAGCGATCGGGGGCTTGGCGAGGACGGGGGAAGCGACGGAGAGAAGCGCAGCGAGGGACAGCGATGCGAGTTTCAACACTTTGGGCTCTCCATGGTCGGGACTGTTGAAACCGAGGCGCGTAGCGCCCCGGAAGGGTTACCGTTGGAACGAACGATTGGGCGCGGGCTTGGCCGCACGCCGGGTATTGGCGGCCGGGATCACTCCGCCTTCGCCACTACGCGAGCGCATGCCCTTCGTGGTCGGCACCTTCTGCTCGGCGGACATGGGGCGCGTCTGGCCCCAGTCGGCTGGCACAGTGGCCTGCGGCAGAAAGCCGGAGGTAGTGTGCTGGCCGGGGAGATCGCTCGAACTTCCACTATAGCCGTTCTGGCCATAGCCATTGTCCGACTTCATTTTGCTTCCGACTACATCAATCGCCATGGTCGTCTCTTTTCAGGTTAGGCCGAACAGCCGCACGATGGCTCGCGTGACTTGGGCCACAACGAAGAGGCCCATCCCCCAACCTGTCGCGGCCCCGAATGCGGCGAGAAAGAAGCCGCAGAAGGTTTGCCACGAGCATGCGGGGGTTGGCATGGGTTAGCGGCCGAGGCGGCCGGCTTCGTCGAGGATGGCCTTGCCGAGGTTGCCATTGACCGACTGACCGTTGGCGTCCACCATGCCCCACGAGGACTTGATCTCCTGCGGCTGCCGACGCAAAATCTTGTCGGTCGGCGACGGGTCAAGCGGATTGGAGCTGGAGGCATCCGGGCCGACGCCCGGGTTCTTCGGGCCGGCGAACGATGACACGGAGCCCTTGACCATATCGGTCATGCCCGGCTTGACCGGAAACTTGGTCTGGGTCCGCTTGGCGGCGCCAGCGCGCGGATCGACGGGGCTGTTGGAGATGCGATCCTGCATCGGGGGATCGATGGTCTTTGCTACAACGCCTGAGCCACGAAGTGCCATGTGCATAATCCTTGCGATAGTTGGAATTTCTTCGCAAGCATACGCGGAGAGCTTCTCCGGGACAACTGGGAATTAGATCGAACCCAATGGCCCGCCCGGACCTACCGACGCGCCTGTCGTAGGCGGGCCGTTCGCGCCCGGAGCCGCGCCAGCGCCCGGCGCGCCCGGCAGAACTTTAGCGGGCTCAGGAAAACTCGGCGGACCACTCTTCGGATGGCCATTTGCAAGAACGTCAGCAGCTTCGTCATCGGTCACACTCCGATTGCCGCGATCCCACTTCACGTGGCTCTTCGTTGCACTGATCATGCCGCGTCTCCCGTGCCGCCCGTGCCGATGAACTTCTTGCGGGCAACATCCCAGATACCCTGTTGATTGCGACGACGCCCCTCTTGGACAGCAGTCGCGCGATCAGGGATGTTCTGCGACACGTCGAGATGCGTGCGACCGGTTTCGTCGGCCCGGCTCCCGATGTGCATGTCAGGCTTCTGCAACAGATCGGAGTTGTTGCGCGCGTAGTCGCGAATGATGCTCGCACCCTGCGGACCGGCGAGCGCCGCCGAGGTCGGGCTCTGAGTGCGGCCCTGTATCGAAACCATGTACCCGGTCGTCGGCGAGACACCGGTCTGCGGCTTCACGCTCGCGCCCCATGGGTTCTTCTGGATCGTGCGCAGCTCGTTCGGGTGGACCGGGAGATTGCCGATCTTGTTGACGCCGCCCGCGTGCAGGCCGTTGCTTCCGTGTCCGAGTGCGTCTTTCATCTGATCCTGATCCTTGAGTTCGGGTTGTCAATTCGCGCGCCCATCGCGATCTTCTCCGCGACCGCGCGCCGCTTGCCGCCAGCGACCTTGCCCCAGACGTTGCCGGTCGCGAGGTTGCGCTGGCCGGCGGCCGTTCTGCCGGAGAACGCGAGATGCTTCTCGACCTTGAAGCCGATCGCCTTACGCACTCCCGTTTGGTGCGCGACCATCAAGCCTTGCGGGTTGCTGCCGTGTCCCAGAGCGTCCTTCATTGACCTAGCCCCTTCCACGCTTCGCCCAACTGTTGCGAAGCTGCTTTCCGTCTAACGTTCTCATACGCGCGGCGTTCGAGCCGCGATATTTCGAGTGCAGTGTCCTCGCTCATACTAGCATGGACTGGAACGATCGCCGACTTCGCGCCGCTCGCAAGCGCATTCGCCGCGTCCGCATTGCTCACGCTCCCGTGCCCCAGAGCGTCCTTCATTTTCCCGCCCCACGCATGGTGTCGATTTGAGCGACGGTTTCTTTGACTGCATGCATCTCGCCATCGACGCGAAAAACCGCCTTCGCTCCCGGCGCGTACATGCCCGGCTGAGCCGGCTCAAGGACGCTGATCTTCTCGGGGTCGATCTCGAACCTGACCCCGTTCGGCGCTGTTACCCAAATCATGTTCATGACCCATATCCCCGTTCCCATTCTTTTGCAAGCTCGCCCACTTCATTGTCCGTGTGCGGGCTCTCCGCCGGACGGCCGAGGCGCTTAGCCTCTTGTCCCTTCCGGAACGCGATCTCCAGCGGCGACATATTCGGCGTCGGCGCGAACCGCGTATGCGGGACGGCGATCGTGACCCCGACCGAGTGGGTCGGCTTGGAAATCCGTTGCATTGGTGCCATTATGATGCCGCCTGATATCCGCGCTGCCGCGCCATGTCCTGAATGTTATCGCTCGGGACCGGCACGCCGTTGTAGCCGCTCATGCTGTCGTGAACCGGTACCATGCGCGACTTCGGGCCGCTGGCCAGCTCGTTGGCCGCGTCGGTGTTCTGTGTGGACGTGGCGAAGCCGCGCACTCCGGGAGCCGTCACAAAGCCGCGCGCCCCCTCGTCAGCGAGCCGGTTCGTCCCCGATGTACCGCGAACGTTTTTCATCTCGTGCTGCCCCTACGTGAGCTTGTGCCGTCCGGAACCGAACACGGCGTCATTCGCCTTTGCGTTCCCGACGTTAGCATACGAGCCCCACTTTTCGTTATTCTTGTCCGAGAACGCGCGAGACGCGGATTGCATGCTGTCGTGGATCGGAACCGCCGCCGACTTCGGGCCGCCGCTGCTCAGCATGCGGCCGGCGGCGATATCGTCGGAAAGCTTGGCCTTCATGGCCCCCATCATGCCACCGCCGCCATCTTGATCGTCCCAGCGCTTCAACTGCGATTGCGCGGTCGCATGCGCGTCCGCGAGATCGTCGGTGTGCTAGTCGTTCTTCGACTGATAGACGCCGTTGCGGAACGTCTGCACGACCTTCTCGCCCCACTCGGGATTGTTGTAGACCTTCGCTGAGTGCGGCCCGAGCACATGGGTCTTGATGAGCCGCATGCCCTTTGCGTTCGGCTTGGTGCCGCCGCGCTCATTGCTGCCGTGACCTTTTGCGTCTTTCATGTCACTTGCTCCGTTATTTCCCGGGTTTGCCGCGAAGGGTGCCGTTGCGAATGCGGTAGCCCGTGCTCTCATTGAGAGCCTTGACGTTTCGCTCGGACGGGGTCCGAGGCGGGATGTCGCCGTGCGTCATCCGACCCTCTTTGAAATCCTTGACCGCTTGGTCGTGCGCGCCCAGCCCCGACCGCTCGCGCGGTCCGTCGAACTGCGACACGTTCGCGCCGACCATGCTGTCATGGACCGGAGACGCTACCGACTTCGGACCGCCGCTCGAAAGCTCGTGAGCTGCGTTGGCGTTGCCAGAGACCGGCTGACCGCCCGCTTGAAGAGCGTCCAGATTGAGCGACTTGCGGAGACCTTCGAAGCCTGTGATAGCTGGATAGGTCTTGACGCCGCTATAGTCGTGGCTGTTGGACCCGTGGCCTTTTGCGTCTTTCGCCATGTCACTTCCCCTGCTTGCGGAGACGGTTGATCTCGCCCTTGGCACTGCGGAACGCTTTGCCTTCTGCCCGGTTCTTCGCGTTGCCCTCGGCACGGCCCCGGTTGTATTTGTCCTTGAAGTCTTTCAGCGCCTCGGGCGATCCCCATGCGTGACCGTTCTCGTTGTGCGTCGCGTTGCCCAGCCCCGACCGCTCGCGCGGTCCGTCGAACTGTGACGTGGTGACCGGCTCGTGCGTCTTGTATCGGTCTTCGTCGGCAACGCGGCTCTCGACGGTCGCCTTGGCGTCGGCCACGCTGTTGGCGTAGCCATACTGATTTCCATGCTGCCAGAGATGTCCGGCTGGCATACGCTCGGTCCGGACGACGGCGTCCATGCGTCCGTTGAACGACTGATACTTCGAAGCGGTCTTCAGCTTTCCGGTGGCGGGATGCTGGCCCCAGCCGCCGTTGCTTCCGTGTCCGAGTGCGTCTTTCATGTGCCCGCTCCTATCGCTGATCCGATGCCATAGCCCAGAGTTGAGCCGACTTCGAGTTTGTTCTGCCCTTTGCCGATCATCGCAGGATGGATCGGCGCCTCGTGAGATTTGCCGCCGCCGAGCGCGAGATGGACCTTCACGTCCTGATCAGTCACTTCCGCCTTGGTCGTCCGTGTCATCCGATGCATCCGTTGCGTTTGCAGCCGGGTCCTTGTCCGCCGCGTAGACCGTCGCCATGGAAACCATTGCGGGGTGAACCGGGGCCGGGCCGTAGCCGCTCGAAAGCTCTCTCGCCGCGTCTTTGTTCGTGACCCGCTTGTGCCGTTTCATTTCAGTCCGTTCCATGCGGCGAACGCCGCGCGATCTTCCGAGTTCGATCCGCGCCCTACAGCGGACTTGATCCGGTTGCCCAGATCAGTCGGCCCGCGTTGCGAGGTCGGGTTCGATGCGCGGCCGGCCATGCTGTCGTGCACGGGGACCATGGTGGACTTCAAGCTGCCCATGAGAGATCGCGCGGCCTGCGCGTTCGACGTGTTGTCGCGCAGGAGCGTCGGACGGGGTCCGCCGAACATATGCCGATCCGCATCGATCCGCTGCCGAAGCTGCGCGCCGACGCCGTTACTTCCGTGTCCGAGTGCGTCCTTCATGGCTCACATCCCTGCGAATTTCTTCGCCCTGCTCACTTTCGACGCGAAGCCCGGTTTCGTCGCCGATCGCTCGCGCGATTTGTTATTGTACGCGCCGCCCGGCGTCGCCGCCTTGACGAAGAAATCTCGGCGGAAGCCCGGGTTGGTCATCGCGAGCTTGTCCGCGACATCATTGACTTTGGCCATGTGTGCGCCGTTCGCGTCCGAGTTCGCCTTGGAGCTGTTGTCGCCCCACGACTTTGGAGCCTGCGCCTTCAGATCGGCTGCGATGGCTTCGAAGTGCCGGCGCTGAAGCTGGGGCGTCGCTTGCACGCCAGCCGAGTGGAGGCCTGCGCCGCCGCGATCGTTCGATCCGTGTCCGAGTGCGTCCTTCATGTCACGTACCCCTTACTGAGTGAAACCGCGTGCGTGCGGTGCCGATCCGCATTCCAGCGGCGGCGTAGTGCGCGAACGCTGCGCTCGTGTGTTTGCCGGAGCCGACAGCCAAGTCCCGCAGCTTGCCCTTGTCGCTGGCCGAGAACTTGTCCGAGACGATGCCGGAGATCAGCGGGCCGGGGTCGCGCCCCTGAAGGCCACGCATCGCCGTATCAACAGCACCACCGTGGGCCGCGCGAAGTGCTCCCGACTGTTGGGCGTGTTGATCGCCCGCAGCCATGTGCTCATCCTTCGTCATGCCGCTCGTGCGATCCCGCAGCATCCTGCCGCCAGTGCTGTAGTCGGCAGTGAGCGGCGAGATCGGGCCATTGTAGCCGCGCATCTTCTGCGCCGTGTTGTATATCGGGTGGTTCGGGTTCTGCAAGCCAACACGCGCGACCGCGCCCGCATGCGCGCCGCGTCCTTCGCTACCGTGTCCGAGGGCGTCTTTTGCCATGGCGCGTTCCGATCAACAGTTGTGATACTTGCAGTCGTGCTTGCCGAGGACCGCTTCAGCTTTGTGCTTGATCTTCGAGGCCTGCTCGGGAGACAGCTTGCCCTTCGCGACCATCTGGGTCGCCCGGCCCTCGGCGTCCTCCGCATGGGCCTTGTCGGGCATCGGGTATTTGCCCTTGGCTTTGCCTTTGCCCTTGGCACCGGGCAGGCCGAACTTCGAGGCGGGGAGCTTGTTGCGGGTCTTGGCTTTGAGGCGGGCCATGGGCGTGTCTCCGGGTGGCGATTGGGCGTTGAACTTAGCGCGCAACGTTCCCGGAGACAACTGGGAATTAGCCCCCGACTACATCAAGTCGCTGAGGGGGTCGATCGCCTGCCCCGTGCTCCAGTCGATCGTGACGCCGCCATCAACATTGGCCAGCGGCGCGATCGGGTTTCCCGGGGCGGGTCCATCCGCATCGTTGGTGTCGCTCGCGTCAGCCGGCTCAGGCTCCGGTTTCAGGTTGAGCGTGGCCCGAGGCTTCTTGAGCTTCGCGCTCGTGAACGCGAGCATGAGCGCTTCGACCGGGTCCTTGTCCTCGGCGAAGCTGACGCCAAAGTGCGAGCACATCGTGAACGATGCGCGCCACATCCTGCCCCCCTGCGATGGGGTAAGCGAGATATGCGAAATCTCCCCTCGGGCAGCGAGACTGCGGATGGTATCTTCAAGCGTCGGGGTCGTCATGGTGCTTTGCTCCGGGCAGATCGGTGATGCGCCTGATAGCCGGCGGCGCTTCCGGTGGTAGAGCTTTCCGATCCGCGCGGAATTTCTCCCACGCGGCCTTGCGTTCGTCCTGCGGAATTTTCAGGTACTCCGGGATGCCCTCAAGCGGAGACACGGGCATGCCTCCGCTTTTGATCCTGATGCGCGTTGTAGCGCGTCAACCACTCCTGCATGGTGCGCAGCATCTCGACCTCGGTCAGGCGAGCGGTGTAGCTCGTGTTGCCGCTGATCGTGAGGTCATAGCACATCCCGGGCATGACGCCGCGTTCGGTGACTTCGTTGCGGTCGTAGTTGTTGGCGGTGTAGCATGTGCCGCCGAGGATACGCGGCTTGCGGGCGCCGTCTTTGAGAAGGTCAGCCATTGTGCTGCTCCGGGTAATAGTTCTGCCAAAACTCTTCGTAGGCCTCGCCGAGGTATTTGTCCATCGGTCTTTCCATCCCAGAATGAATGCGCCAGTGATCTGCTCGCCCGCGTGAACCCTTGCAGTCTTGGGCGCATGGTAGCTCGGATCAAATTTATCCCGCTCGCGCTCGGCGCGTTCTTGCGCATCGGCGTATTTGGGATAGTCCTGCTTGACCGCATCCCAGAACGCGTTCGCTCCGCGCCGTCGTACCTTGAAGGGCGACAGCGGCTTATGGGGCGCCCGGTTGATCAGCATGTCCGGTGTAAGATGGACGTTCATCACTCGCTCCTGCCAAATTCACATCCCTTGTGCGCGTAGCGCAAACGGATGACACCTTCATCGTCGGGCTGCCTGACCGGCTTGCAGAACGCCAGCCACTTGTCGTCTTCGACCTTGAGCGCAGCGATCTCTTCCTCAGTCAGCTTCTTCGGGTCCTTGATGTCCTCAAGCGAGCAGCCACCGTTGTAGGTGCCGTAGTAGCTCGTGGACCGGCAGTTGAACTGCAACCCCCCGGCAGACGCCGAAGCGGACAGTGCAGTCGCCGCGACAGCGGCGAGCAAGATACGTTTCATTGTGAAATCCTCACTTCGTTGTCGTGCAAGTCCTGCCGAAGGTTCTGCGCTACGCGCTCGGCAACGGCCCGGCGCCCATAGGTGCCGATCGTCTCCCAGACGCGCCCGACCCGAACGCCGCTCGGCAGTTTGCCGGCGAGGGCCACGCACTTTTGAACTTTGAACTTCTTGGTCATGGTGTCGTCTTTCGGTGACATTCCCCGATGTAGCCGTTCGCTGACATCGGGTCAATTCAAACCGTTGATCGTGGTTAAAAGAACTCGATCCGGGTATGGTCATGAAACTTAGGCTCATTGCCGACGAACTCGATCCCGAACGTCTTGCCCGGGGCGACCTTGTCCTTGCTCAGGTAGCCGAAGCCCTTGTACTGATCGGCCTCCATCAAGACGTTCTCGACGAAGTTCTGGATGTGCCGGCGACCGTCCGCATAATCATCTTCGCTTTCGCGGAAGACCTTGTTGGCCTTCGCCTTGAGGTCGGCGATCTGGATCGTTTTGCGCTTGCTCATTTGCTTTCCATTTTCGCGGCGAATTGTTTTCCCTCTTCGACCCACTGCGCGAGCGTGAGATCGTTGAGCCTCGGCACCATGATGGACAGCGTGTCGTAGCGCGTGCCGTCATCGAAGATGAGGTACAGATAGTCCTTGCCCTTGACAAGCTCGATCGGGAGCTTCGAGGCGGAGAACACGTTGTTGACGGTGCGTAAATGCATCACTTAACCACTGTGTAGGTAACACGCCCGTCATTGCGGAGACAGAACCAGCCTTCAAGACGAGCGGTCCGGCGGGCTTTCGATATCGCGTCTTTCGCGGTAGCCGCTTCGATAAAGACGCTATCGGCCTGCGCGTATTGGGTCTTGATGCTCACTTCGTAGGTCACTTGCTTTGCTCCATCTCTTATACCCACCGATGTAGCGCATGCCATCGCGGCTCGCAAGTCAAACCGCTCGCCGTGGTTAACGCTTCGCTAACGCCTATTCTGCAAGGGTCTTCACGGTTCGTAAACCATAAGCATCGGTTTGCCTTGCACGGCCGGGGGCAGCGTGTATGTTGGGGACACAAGAGATCGACGGCCCCATCCCCGGAACGCGGGAAGCGGATGCAAGGCCTACATCGGACACGCCCCGCAGGCGTAGAGGGTTCGATACCCTCCGACCTCTCCACAGTTTCTCTAGCGAACTCTGTTGCCCGCTATCGCAGGCGCCGCCTCAAACTCTGGAGCTGAGCTATGCACGGTCCCGGGGAAGACCCGCATCAATCCCTGATCGACAGCGGCGTCGTCGAGCGCCGGGCCGATGGCGGGCTCTACGTGACGCGCGCTGCTTGGCAGAAGGTCACGCGCGGCACGCCCTACGAAGAGCGCGGTGCGTTTCACTTCGTCGGCTTCAAGGACGATCGCTACTGGAACGCGATCAAGACATGGGGCCGACCCGATTTTATCCATCGCTTCTGGGACCGCCGTGCGGTTGACGAAGTGGCGGAAGGCGACGTTGTCATCTTCGCGGATGGTGACGAAACACAGGACGTTCGGACATTCTCGTTCGACGACAGCGCAAACTTCTAACGGAGCACACCATGAGCACGATCACTTATGAGACCTACACCGAAGTCAAGGTCTTCATCGCCGGCCGTCGCGTCGGCACTATCAGGCATTTAACGGGCGCCCGCGTCCCCCACCTTGTGACCGGCGGGTGGTGCTACTACCCCAAGGGCGACAAGCTCGGCGGCGAAGTATTCGTCTCGCTGGCCGCCTGCAAAGCGTCACTGGAGGGTTGAGCTATGGACTTGTCATGCCGATGTGGCAAACGGTTTCGCAGCATGTCTGCCGAGGCCGTGCATAGACACAATTTCCCCGCTCTCTGTCGGCGCAAGCCGAAGAAAGCATGGGAGGTTGTCGCCGGGCTGGAATGGACGCGCGAGAACGACGGCGAGGATAACTCGGGCCGTCCGATGTACGAATACCATGCCAAGCACGGCAACATCAAGTTCGACATCGTCAAGAGCACGGACGCGGGCTTCGGCATCAGCGTCTATGATCACGACGCGCACAAATACCTGACGCACCACTTCGGCATCGAATGGCGGCGCACGCTGGGCAACTGTCAGGGCCGCGCCGTCGAGATCATGACCATCGTGAGAGCACTGGAGAAGCAAAATGGAAAATGAAATGTTCACCTTCGTCGTGTGCAATCACTTCGCGCATTCGACCGAAAGCGTCTACTGCACGCGGCACGAGGCCAACCGGAAATTCGACCGGCTCTGCGCCGCCACGGAGAAACAGCCGGAGGGCGACTACGTCGCGTACTACGCGGCGTCGGTCGGCGGCCTCATCAACTCTTACCGGAAAGCCTAGTCCGATGTTTGACATCCACGAAGAGATCACGCTGGAGCTTGCAAGGCTCCAGCGGGCGGCGTTCGAGAACGTCCGCAAGCGCACCGCTGAGCAACAGCTCGGGCTCGCATGGGTCGGATTAGATCAGTCCGCTCCGCGTAGCAGCGACCGCGCTGCATTGAGCGAGCGCGTATAGTCCACGATCATCTGCTTGAACATCTTGTCCGATGCAACGGCCTTCGGTGCGCCCGGTATGCGCTCCAGTATCGAGATCGCAGCGGCCAAACTGGCGGTCACTCGGATAAGGACTTCGCGCTCCGTCACTGATCTACTCGCGGGGTCGTTTTTCATAATTTCGCCACGTTCTATTCCGGCTTAAATGCGCCGGGGATTTGCATGAGATACTGCTCGCGCCGCGCTCGCGCCACGTCCGGACGGTGCTCGCCCGTGCGCTGGAGATGCGCGGTGTTCACTGGCATGCCGGAGTATTGCTCCGATGCGATGCAGACAACCTCGTCATCCGCATCTGTCGCGTAGCTCATCACGCCGATGATGAAACCAAAACACCCTTCGCTGCCATGGCCCTTGATGAAGCAATAGACTTCGTCGCCGATCTTGAGGGGCTTGCCCTTCGCGTCAACGCTATTCATTGCGGTACCAACCATGTGCTGTCCGCGTATCCATCATTGCCGGGGCGCCAGTAGTGGACCGTGCCCTCGCGATATGAGATCGCGGCTCGCGGCGTCAGCCTCGGCTCGCCGATGCGGCTGCCAATCGGCACGTACCGCGCGGCCTCGGGAAATCTCAGAATGAGCAACTGGATTGCGCGGCGCTCGTCGCCACACGCCTGTAGCCCACGGATCGCGTCAGCGACGCCAATGATGCGCTGGCGCTGGTACTCGGTTTCGATAGCCGTCTGCATCACTTGGCTCCGTCCCGGACGACCACGCGCTTGACCGCCTTGGCAGCCCGCGCCATGAGCCCGGCGGGCTTGGGTGCCACGCCGCCGCGCTTCGCGCCGTGCGTCGGGTAGACCTTGCTGCGCGCGATGCCAGTGTACCAGCGCCCCACGAAGATGCCCCGGGGCTTGTTGGTCGGGGCTCCCTCGGCGTCGCGGGCTCTCCCGGTCTTCGCCGCGACTTGCGGCACGACCATGACGGACCGAACCGACGTGACGCGCTTGTCGTTTTCGTCGCGCACGCGCACGACCTTGGTGCGTCCGCGCACGCCGGCCGTGGTGATCATGTCGCCCCTGTCGGCGATGAACGCCTTGGCGTTGCGATACGGACGGCTGGGGGACTTGTTAATCTTCTTGCGGCGGGTTTTGGCCATGAAGGAAACTCCTGTTAAGATGCGCCTGAAAAACTTCTCGGATCACTGCTTCCCGATCGCGAATGAACGCGGTCACGAGAGCAGCGGGCATTGGGCCGTAGACGGTCACGGGGCGATCGGTCTCGCGCTCGACGACATAGGAGCCGTCAGGCGTGTGCTCGATCGCCCATGTGACCCTGTAGGGGTTCACTGTTGCAGGTCGCCGTCTTCGGTCGCCTCCTGGAAATCAACACTCCAATCGACTGCGGGCTTCGCAATCTCTTCGGCGTAGTCCTTGAACCACGGTCCGATGTCCTGCGTCAGCGCGGCGAAGTGCTTCGCCTGCCCAGCGGGATCATTCGGTGAAAAGCTCGCCCGGATCACGAGGTTCAATCCGCGCAGGATCAGTTGTTCGGCTGAGGTCGCCATGGGGGTTCTTCCTTCGTTGAATGGTGCAATAGATCGAGCCGTCTTCGACGCGAGCGTAGGTGATCTCTACTAACTTGGCCTCCACGATGAGGTCAAGCAGTTTTTCACGATCGCTCGCGTCGAGGCATCTCATGAGCCGTCGCCGCCGCCCGAAGACGAGCTGCCGCTGTCGAAGCTCGGGCTCGGGTCCGGCGAGTAGCTGGGCGACGGGTCCGGCGTATAGCTCGGAGTTGACGGCGCGGGGTCCGGTGTATAGCTCGGAGTTGACGGCGCCGGGTCGGTGAAGTGGTAGCCGTTCCCGGTGATGGCCGGCTCGACGGCGCGCTCAGGCGCATTGTCATCGGTGTATTGCGGGGCGGGGAACGGCGCGCCCCCGTCAGCCGCGATAGCCGCCGCAGCCGCAGCCGTGGATGCGGTCGGGCTCGCCCAGTCACCGGATGCGCCCGCCCCGGCGAACTCGCCCCCGTGCCCGTTGTAGGGGGCCTCGGGGGTGATCGTCAGGCCGGTATCGACGTAGGTCCGGCCCGTCGAGTGGTCATCGAACAGGCATTCGTACAGGATGAGGTACGTCAACCAATCTCCGGTATTGACCGGCTGGCTCTGGCGCGTGGGATGAGTGCTCTCATGTTGGTCCCACGCATGGGCGACCGCGTTGGTGAAGCCCCGCCGGTTGAGCGGCTGGCGCCCCTGAAGCTTGCGCTGAATGTTGACCCGCTCCAACTGGCGCGGGGTCAGGAAGATCGAGGGCTTGCGCTTGCCGAAGCTCGGCGGCACCGGACCCTTCGCCGTGTGATAGGCATTTGCAGCGGCCGGGGGCTCCGCACGCGGGATTGAATGCGCGAGGCCGCCGTCCCGGAAACGATCGCGCATCTTGTCGAGCGCGACGGGGGAGTACGCGGGCGGCGGGAATGGAATATACTCGCCCTTGGCGTTGAAGCCGGGACGTGGAAGGCCAGAGCGGTCTAAGTGCGAACCGTCCCAGAGATCGACCATCTCGCCGTCGCCGGGACGACGCTTGCGTCGCGGCGAGAATGTGAGCGCGAGGATCACGATCACGAGGACCGCAAGAACTGCCACTCCAAAAATACCGAAGGGGGTCACTGTCGATTTCCTTTCCTAGTTGCCGTCGATCGTGGTGCGCCATTGAAACGACATGCGGTGCGTGTCGCTGAATTGAACCCGGTGCTTGCGCTCGCCTTGCGGGTCGAAGAAGTAGAGCAGCTTGTCCTTGGCGTCCCAGCGGATTGACCAACCGGGACGCATGGTATCATCGTTGCGGATGAAGCCGCCGCACTCCGCCGTATGGATGGCGTCGTTCAAATCCACAACACGAAACTCCGCGCAGCGAGGATCAGAAACGGCAGCGCGCAGACGGTCCACGTTCGCGCTTGGGTCTCGGTCATAACTTGAACTTCCCTCGTGCGCCGGAAACGATAACGCTGATCAGGATCAGCGCGCACGTGCCAATCACGAGCCACCCGATAGCATGATCGAAGAACATGGTCTAGCCCTCGTTGGTCGAATGGTTAACTGGCGTCGCCGCTGTACTGGGCACGCTTGCGCGCGTCCCAGCCGGCGACGAATATAGCCTTGGCGAACGCACGCTCCGGCGGGTTCGCAGCGCTGATCGCACTGTCCGCCCATTCCCTGAATGCCTTGTCGCGCGCCGGGTACGACTTGGGCACGGGATCACGGGCCTTGAGCATGGCCGCGTGCGTGCGCGCGGCCTCCGCTTCATATGCGCTATCGCTCATCGTGACACTCCTGACATTCCCACTCGGCGCCGTCCGGCGTCGCGTTCTCGCGCTGGCGATGCCACCAATTGCACGAGACACAACAGAAGACCATGCTGTCGAGATACTTCAAAAACTCGGCGTCGTCAACTACCTCGGCAGTCCGCGCGTCGCGCTCGGCGAGGTCTTCGAGGCTGTCGCTGGTATTCTCCAGCATGCCGGCGGCGCGGGCCGCGAGTGCGAGCACGTCACTCATAGTCGGCTCCGTCGCGGCCGGTCACGCTCGGACACGTCGAGCCCCACGCACGCTTGCCCGCGTCGTATTCCTTCGTTGGGACCCAGCGGCGATAGGTGTAGCTACCTTCGAGCCCGACATCGTTGTAGCGGAAGTGGACCCATTCAAGCCATACCTTGCCATCCTCGGTCCACACGGGCATCCACGCGAACCGGATACCCTGCTTGGGCGGAAGCTTGCAGATGATCATTTCAGCGTCTCCAGTGCGGCGCGCATCGCAGCGCGTCCGCGATAGGTGTTGAGCCAACTCTCCGCGTCGCTGTAGCTCTCGGCCTCGTGCTTGGCCAGCTTGACGATCTCTTGTTGATCGGTGATGAGGTCGCGGTTTGGGCTCGCGTTGCGGACAAGATGGAAGTTGTGGCTGTCGTCGGCGCGCACACGGCGCACGCACCATCGCTCGTACTCCGCGCGGTACGCGGCCTCGCAACGGTCAAGCATCGGATCGTTGTTCGGATGAACCTTCATGACATGCCCCGGGCGCCCCGTAATGTGGGACGGGTCACGTCCACTGTTGCTGTCTGGCCGTTGAGGATGCTGGAAATTTCGCCGCTTTCGACCTCGTAGAAGCTCCCGTCCTTGAATGTGAAGCGAAGCGCAACATGGTGCCCTGCGCACCACGCCTTCAATACAATCTCGCGATCGGCGATGACCGACATCTCGCCGAGCCTCACGCGACAGAAGACTGGCTCGCTCAACAGAACGGGCTCATCAAGATCGTGATCACGCGACATGCCGTAGAGTGCGGCGCTTGCTCGTACCCATCCGATGCAGTGAGGGTCAGGTTTCTCGATCGTGATCATGGCCGCTCCGCCTTGCACCGGGTATCCTCGGCCCAGATTTGCGCCCACTTGCACAGGCCGAGCTTGTGCATGATGCGGTCGTGTTCTTCCTTGACCTTAGCAACGTCGTTGAGGGCGGAGCCGGCGCCATCACCCCAGCCGCTCTTATACCCGACGATATTCCCCGCCAGAAAGCTGAGACCGACAAGCAGACAGACGATGATGCGGAGTGAGGTCACAGTGGCATCTCCGGATGATCGACCTTCACGACTGCGCTCAGCAAGAGCAGGATATCACGCGGCGACAGATGATGGAAAGGGACAGCCAGTGGCCACGGGAAAACTTCGCTCTTGCGCAAGGCCGCGCCCGTGATCGCCGAGCAGATCAGCTCGCCGACTTTGTGCAAATTCCACGACGGGATGACGAAGCTGACGATCGACCGCCAGTCATACGGCTCATTGTTGACCTTGCCTTCGAGATAGCCATAGTAGGCATCGGCCTGCGCCTGAGTGCAGGGGATCGTGACGAAGAACTCGCGCAGCAACGTCGCGCTGTCATACCCCTTGGGGCGCTTGCGCAAGCCGCCTGAGATGTGCTCGCCATAATACCACTGACCATCCGGGGAAACGCTCTCGACATGGTTCGGGGTGATGGGCATCGTGACGCCCGCTTGCACGCGGATGGCCCACGGCACGAAGCCCTTCTCGGCGATGAAACGGATGACGATAGTCGCTTCACTCATGACTTCATCCTAATTGTTGAAACGGGGTACCAGCGGCGCATGTCGCGCACGTACATATCGAGCGACGTGCGCGGATCATCGATTGTAAAGCACAGTCCGTGGTGATCGTCAAGCCGGACGCCTTTGCAGGTGCCAGCCTCGCCGTTGAACGTCTGCACGGTCGAGCCGACAAGATCAACCTCCGCAGCGTGGAGCGCGGCGATGATGCGCGTCGCGATAATGTCGTGCGTCACAAATCTTCTCCCATATGGGCTTCCCACGAATGGTAGTCGGCCTCTTCAAGCTCACGGATGTAATCGAGCAGCATAATCAAATCGTCGGACGGCACGAGCACATCGAGTGTCTGCGACGCGAGACGACGGAGCTGCTCCTGAAGCGCGGCATGTTTTCCATCCGGAGGCGGGCTCATCTGTGCGTTCGCTTGTTCAAGTTCCCGAGGAAGATCAGCGCAACGAAGCTCCAGCCGCCAGCTCCGAACCAAAGTGCAAGAGCGATCGTTGCGCCCGTGACAGCGAGCGTGCAAACATTTTCGGTAGCCGGGCTCATGACATCTCTCCATCATCCTGAAACAGTTCGAGACCGGAAAACCGATCCCGGGCGCTCTCGCGGCTCTCGCGAACGTCGCGAACTTTCTCCGCTGTCGCGGTGCCGGATCAGGCGGACATGGCCAGTGCCTTGGCAGATATCGCAGTCCGGTTTCATCGCAGTGCCCCGAACGTGATCAAGGCAATAACGATCACGGAGACGCCGAAGAACACGACGACCCGGACGATCTCCAGCCTTCGCCGTGCGCGCGTTTTATCTCGCCAATGCGACATAGAACATTCCCCACATTAACAGGCCAATCAAGATCACGCTTCCGACCGCGCCAAACCCGATGGAGTTGAGCTGCCGCTGTTCGGCGCGCTTCAGCAACGCTTTGCTGACCCGCCGGTTGCGCGTGGCAATCCGAAGCTGCTTGGCAAGCTCAAACCTTTCATCCGGCGTCATCTCGAACTTCTCTTCCGGCGGGACACTCACGACACGGCCAACAGCAGGAGAGCGATGGCGCCGAGGACAGCAGCGACGGCCCACATGATGTGCACGCGTCTCTCCTGCCGATCGATGTCGCCCTGCATCCGCATGAGCTGCACACGACGCCGATGACGCTCGTTGAGTTCGTTGAGCGTCTCTTCCTTGTTTCGGGGACCACTTCCCATGACCGCACTCATCCGGGAAACCCTCCGCCGCCGCTGCGCCCATGCCGGCGGTTGCCAGCGACGAAGCACGTGATGACGAAGCCGACGAAGCTGGCCCCGGCGAGGCCAAAGCCGGAGCGGTCCCAGACGGAATAGATCAAGCCGCCGACCGTGAGCCCGAGCAGCGTGCGCGCGATGATCGTCTCGCGCAGCGCGGTGCGGCGCTCGGTGGCCTCCGCGATCGTGGGGAGGCGCGGTGAAAGTTTGCGCTGGGCCACGGCGATCTCGTCGAGCTGAATGGTGTTCTCCTGAAGGCCTCGGCCGTAGGGCACGGCGAGCGCGGGGTGCTTGCTGATCGTGCGCTTGGCGTGCTCCACGGTCAGCCGGGGTCCACCCACATACTTGCGATCCACCCATGCGTCAAGCAGGCCGGGCTCCGCGTCAAGGTGTTTCATCCACTGGCGCTCCGAAATCTGGCCGCTGAGGTAGCAGTCGATCAGATCGCGATTGCGCGCGGGGTCCGCGAGAAGATGGCCATAGAAGTTGGTGCTGCTTTCGGGGGGCATATTGCTCTCACATAAGGTCTTCGATCGCCGCCAGTCTCCGGGCTTCAGCGTCATCGATCTCTAAGCCATCTTCGTCGGCACTGTCAAGCGGATCGTCGGGGTTGTCGGCGTCATCGTTAACAGGCTCTTCCGCGAAGGTCTCGCCTTGCGTCCCGAACGGCGTCGAGATGATCCCAAAATCATCGTTAATGCTCGCCGGATCAACGCCGTCCGCCGCTTGCTTCGCTGCAATCGCTTCGTCGATCGCATGCTGCTTCAAGAACTTCAGGGCGTCACGCTGCTCGGTCGCGGTGACGCGCGCACAATGCACACATCCGCCGCCGCTGACGTAGCGTTCCGTGGTGCCGCACTTCGAGTGCGGGCTGCCGTCGTAGGTCTTGAGACCGTACTGGAGCGCGATCTGGCGGTTATCGTTGACGGGCCTGCCGCCCGGGGGTTTGGTGGTCATGATTTTGGTCCTTTTCGAATGATAGCAGCGATCGTCGGCGCATCCGGAGTTATGTCCGTGCCTTCGAGGTATCGATGCTCTACCGTCGCGCCCTCTCCATAGGCGGAGAAAACGTTGAACAGCTCTTTGATGACCGCTTCGTGTTCGGCGAGGCGCCGCTCCAGCTCTCGCAGCATTTGTTTGTCAATGACGCTCACGATCTCAATCCTTCTTGTCGAGCCACGACGACCAAATCGGACGTGTGGAAAATGTTGAACCTTGGGACAGGGTATCTCTGAAGAATTATTTCCTTGCCATCCTTAGAGAGGCGGCTCGGATCGACGCCAATCCATCTGCACGTGGCGAAGCCTGCCGTGACACTGACAACGTCCATCGTTGGTGTATGGGCTCGGCCCGCGACTAGGACGCGAGAAACGACCTGATCGCCGGGCTTGATGTCCGATGGCTCCATGAAGCTAGTCATACTTCGACTTACCGGTCATCGCTGCCTCGTGACGGTGATCTTGAACGTGTCGATCTGGCCGCCCTCGGTGAACGGCTCGCGTGTTGTCAGGTGGATCGTCTCGGTGCCGACCATCGTCTGCTCGTGCTCGACGATCGCGCTGCTCCGCAGGTTGAGCAGAGGGTTCGTGATGGTCTGCGCTACCTCGGAAGTTTTCATTTTGTCCTCTCGATTTCCTCGGCCGTCATGGCGCGAGTGAAAAAGCAATCCTTGCAGCTCATTCGCAGCGACTTCGGCCGGAGGCTATACATCTCGGTATGCGGGCAGTTCTCGATACGCTGGGCCATCGCTCTGATCCAGCGCTCCGTTTGTTCGTAGTGGTAAGCGTCAATCGTCATCGGAGCACGCCACGCACTTGCCGTCGAGCCCGGGCATGCAGACGACATCTTTGTCGCCGCACGTTTTCTCGCTGATATGCTTGCGGCCAACCTTGCCATGCGGGTACAGCTTGGGGGCCGGTCGGCAATCATCCCAGCGCACCGCGTGCGACGGCGCGAGCTTCGAGATTTCCCACGTCTTGCCATTGTCGAGCGAGATTTCGCCGGGGCTGAGTACGACCGGGATTGACTTGTTGATTACGAAATTGCGCATATCGTATCCGAGGCTTTCGGCCTTCGCATAGAGCGAGGGCGAGAGGAACGTCGCGCAGACGCCGGTCCGCCGCCGACAGAATTCGTGCTTCTCGCGGTCGGTCTTCGGATCGTCGTCGCTCCAGCGCGTGCCGTCGAAATGTGCCGGCGGCAAATCGCCGTGCGTCTCGTTGGTGATCCACGGCGTCAGGGATTTTTCACGATGGGACATCATCTGCTCCGGGTGATCCACTTCTAGTGAAGCGTCGCGCCCGTTGGGCTGCGCGCTTCGCGGCTTCGGCGGTGCCAGCCTCGGTCAGGTGCCAACAGTCGCGTCCGTATTTGTGACGCCGCTGAAATCGAGCGAGCCCGCGCTGTTGCAGAGCAATCATGGTGCGATCCCGCTGCCCGTCATATCCGATCCCGTTCGAACAGTACATCGCTTCGAGCGCGTATCGCTGGGTGAGGGAGAGCGCCGCCATTAGCGTGGTCCATGACTTGCGGAGGCGGGCACGACATAGCGGTTGCTGCGATCCGGCGCGTGCGACGCGCAGCCGCCGGAGAAGTAGTTGGTTCGCTGCCAGCCTCTCACGTAGCCAGCCATCTCGTAGCCTTCGGCCTTGGCGCGATCGTACAGCTCTTCCGACAGCTTCGTCGGGTACGTCCCGTCGAACGCGGCGCGGAGATCGTTGAGAGTGAAAATGGTTTTGCGCATCATGACGTGCATCCGGTTGCGATCTTGAAGATCGCGTAGTAGAGCACGACGTTGCAGCCCATGCCCGTGATGATGAATGTCCAGATGAGGACGCGTTCGAGTTTACTCATGGTTTGCTCCGGGGATCATCCACTCGCACGCGCTCGGCTGCGCGTGGCTCTTGAGCCACAAAAAGAAATCATCGGAGACCGCTGCGATGGGCGCCATCGGTTTGTGAAAACCGGTGTAGCCAACCATCGCGTACTGATCGTCGTCGTCGCCGATGCTCATGAACTTCGAAACTGTGCTCACGCGTTGACCCTCCCGTCGATTATCCCACTGCTCGCTGTCCGCGTCGGTTGGCTTCTCAAGCCATGTCTCGACGGTCGTCGTCGTGATCTTGTGAAAGTGCTTCATCGGAAACGACGCCTCGCCGGATGCGTGCGCGTAGAACTTCACGACCGGGTTCACGAGCCCCGCAAGAAGGATGCGCGGCACGTCCCGGGACACAGGACAGACGTTGCGCACGATGTAGCGCCGGCCGACGACGGGGGTCGCGCAATGCCAGAACCGTTCGTTGCGCAGATGCCAGATGCGGCTCATGTCCTTGATGCATTCGACTTCGTCACCGGGTCTCATCGCGGGCCATCCTTGAACGCCTGTCCACGATAACGGTTCATCGCGCGCACTTGGGCGCCGGAGCCGCTGAGCCGCATGTTGCCGAGACCGTCGTCAGGCCAGAGCCCTTCGTCGCGAACCTCGGGTGTGTGATCGCCGACGATGACATGCGTCTCGCGAGCGAGGCTCGCGCGGACGCGGCTCGCGAAAACCTCGCGCTGGAAATTGAGTTCGGTGTGATAGCGGTCGTCGCATGCAACGGTCATCGTGGTCTCCGTAGGTAGTCGAGAGCGCGCTGCACTCCCGCGATGTCATCCCCTAGCCGACCAATGCCTGCATTGCAAGCGTAACAAATCCATCCTCGGAAAGTTTCGCTGCCCGGGAAGCCGAGAATTTCGAGCTTATGGTCGTGATCGATGACGAGCTTCGCGGGTTTGCCGCAGCATTCGCACTTGCTGTCTTCCGGTTGCAGCGGAACGCTGAGCCCGTGCTTCTCGTGGTGCTCGTACTTTCGCCGGGGCCTGCCGTCGCCGCGCTGAGTGACAGCGGCCTTCGTGCAGTGGACACATCCGCCTGACGACGTGTATCGTTCGGTGCTTGTGCACGTTCGACACGGCGGCCCGATGTATGTCTTCTCTTCAGCCGCGAGCGCGGCACCGCGTGCGCTGTCTTCGCTCGGCCTGTAGCGCGTCAGTGCGGAGCCACCACGTTGGGTCGATCGGGCTTTTGTGCATGTGATGCACGCCCCGGACGAAGTATATCGTTCGACGGTTTCGCAACGGAGACACGGGCGCCCGACATACGTGGTCAGGTTGTCCGCGAGAGCGGCGGTGCGAGCCGGATCATTTTTGAACGTGAGTGCCATGCTTGTCGTCTAGTAGAAAACCGGAATTGTGTCAACCCTAAATTTTTCTCCGGGATATTTTTATTTTTCTGGCGGGTTTAATCTCAAAATCGGGGAAGTGTGAATGCACAAGGGGGCATAGGCATCCTGCCGATCCGTCGAAATTTGGGGCCTACCCCGTAGTTCCCCGGCGCGCAGGGTACCACACCAACCTTGGTAGGTCAACGCGATCACAGGTTGTACTGCATGATATGGTGTACTATTAAGGTTAATGCATCGCATGTGGCTGCGCGCGCGCGTAGGGGATCGTTAACCTTAATAGTTAAGGTTAATACCACATAGCCTATAGGCTGCACCCTACAAGGCAGGCTGCGGTTAACCTGAATAGTTAAGGTTAATACCAATAGGTAGTATAGTGTGGTTGACAGCCCCCCTGACCCTGTGTGCTCGCGCGTAGGGGAGGGTTAACCTTAATTAGTAGGGTTAAGGGTGCCCTATACAGGGGTTAAGTGGTTGATTATTAACGTTAATAAGCGATAAGGTGTGCCATTATGGCGCACAATTAAGGTTAACCACGCATGCGCGTAGTTAAGGTTAACTGGTAAGGTTAACGCGCCCATTGAGGCAGTTAATCTAAACTAGTGCTTGACATGGTCAGTATGGCAGCGCAGCCATAGGCCCCTGAGGGTTGGGTCGCGATTTGAGCATCGCTAAAGGCCTTGACTGATCAAGCACTTACCGGACACTCTCTTACTGTGCTGTTATGATTTCCCTTACCAGCCTTTCCACATACAGCATATATAGGGCTCTTCCGAGGGGCTGATACATGGACTTCTATAGCTGGAGTTTATGAGACCTAATGAGTGGATGAGTTAATACAAGACAAGTTGTTGATTTGACAAATGGAAAACCTTTCAGCGGCCACTGAGTTCTGAGTGTGCGTCACTGAGTAGCCGCCCAGCGACAAACGTTGAAACCATTGAACAATCCCCCGGCGAGCCGTCCCAGAGCGCCCAACTTGACATCGGCCCGAGCCTTGTGATAACGCACATCAAACACCGCGAAAATGACCCCTCAAAAAGGATGGAAAAGTGCCCCAAGTTCGCCGACCGCTCATCCGCTCGTATGCCGAGATTGCCGCCGCTCAGGGCATGACCAAGCCTTTCAATGGCCGACCTAGCCGGGTCAACCGAATGTACTTGTCCCGTGCAGAGCGAGCCGTTGTTGACGCCGGGCCACCGACGCGTCGGGCTCTTACCGTGGAAGAGCTGGCAACCAAGAATGAGAAATACGTGCTCAGTCTGCTCCGGCGCGGGCGGCCCGGGTACGAGACCGAAAGAGCCACAAAAGCTGCCGGCCACCTTGCGACTGCGGCCAACCTGAGAGCTGCCACGGACGCCCCTGAGACGCCCTATGCCATCATGGATCGGCTGGAGCTGACCGAGGCCGAGCGCGCCCAGCTCGGCAACTTCGAGGGCGTCATCACGTGGTCGCGCATCTCTTGACAATGGCTTCGCGAGCGTGCAATTGATGAAAACATATGCTGAGCGATGCGATGGCCCGAGCGGCTGGATGGGATGATAAAGTGGCAACGCCGAAGACGAGCAGGATCGAAACTCACGAGACCAAGACGCCACTGAGCGGCGAGCCCAACTTGCGATCGGTCGCCGTCCTCTACGTGACAAAAGAGGAAGCCATCGCCGTCGCCGAGCTGGCGCGGCTCATGCAGAACGCCCGGGGCAGCAGCAGCAGCGCCAATCAGTTCATGATCCGCGTCAATCAGCCACTCTTTTGCAGCAACGGTCACCCGGTCAATGAGGGCGAACTGTGCACGACGTGCGAGCGCGAACACCGGAAGGCCCAAAATGCAGCCCGCGTCGCCAACGCCTCTCTCGACAGCCCCGGCTCGACCGGCGGCCCCACCGGTCCGCTGTATATCACCGAGCAGCCTCTCGTTGGAATGATCTTCGAGGTCATGCCCCCTCGTTGGTCCGTGGAAGCCAATCCGAACGACCAACGCGTCTATCTGTGTGATCAGACACGCCGCGTGCGGGCCGAGATCACGCGCTTCAGTGACACGTCGTGGAGGGTGCTCGATGTTGACCGTTACCCGAGTTGGACCCTCCCAACAGCAAAACCTATAGAGCCTCCGACACCAAAGCCTGTCGGTGACGCGGCTCGCTTCGCAGGGATTGACTTCGATGACTAAGATGAAGGAGCGCGAGAGTGGTCTCGTGGATATCAGATGAGCAACAAACGACGCAGAGCTGCGAAGAACAACGAACGCAAAAAGATGGTCACGCTCGACTTCGAGAGCCGATCGACCCATCAGATGTCCAACCCTGCGGACTTTGGCACGTGGGTCCATCAACAGATCGAAGAGGCGATCAAGGAAAATGGCAATGAGCCGCTGACCAATGCGGCGCTCAATGCGCTGACGCTGCGCCTGTCACCACTTACCCCAGAGAAAATCCTGACCGAGAACAACCCGGGCTCCGGCTTCTACGATCGGTATTGGCTCGCTCGCTTCTATCGGGACGACAGCTTCGCAACGAACTGGCGCGAGCGCATCAACCCGCACCCGGGAGCACAGACGAACGCGATGGACGAACCCTATTCAGCGACAGGCCGCGATCCGACGAAGCACACGCTGATCGTGGGTGACACGCACATCGGCATGTATAACAGCGTTGCCGAGCACACGGCGGCGATGGCGAAAAGCACAGAGCAATTGCGTGCCTATGCTGCGATGGTTTCGAAAGCCGAAGTGCTCGTGGTCATGGGCGGTGATCCCATGTATCCGCTCACGGCGGCCGAGCGCGAGCGCGTGCGCGCTGGCCACGACGCAATGATGATCGACAAGAACGGCGATCCGCATTGGGTGGACTACAAAATGAGGTCTGACGTTCTTAACCGTTTCGACTATTCGCAGATGGAGCAGCGTGCACTCGGCCATATGGAGCTTGACACGCTTCGAGACCTCACGGTAAAGACAACCGAGGACGCGGTCTACGGTCGCGGTCCCAAGAAGCGGGACTGGGAACAGCGCAGCAAGAAGCGACGCAAATGAAACCAAAATCTAAAGATCGGCCGGACTGGAAAGTCAGGGGAGACGTGGCTCTTCGGCCAACAACACAAGACCGGAGCCAAGAGAGGCCTCTTGACCCGAGACGCAACCCGTGGACAGGGCAGATCGTGCCCGTGTTCATTGATGAGGACCAAAACAATGATTGAGACAAGTGCCATCAACCGGATCAAGCGCGTCATCGCGACGATCGCGGCCAACACCGAGGCGACCTCGCCCGGCCCGTGGTATATGAGCCATGGCCACGTCATCTCGCCCGGCAAGAATAAGAAGGGCGGCGCCGACTTCGATGTGTGCAAGCAGCCGTGGAACGAAAAGGATCACACGGTCTATGGGATCAACGCCGGCATGAGTGGCCGCAATGACATGCGCCACATCGCAACGTGCGAGCCGACCACGATGAAGGGCCTTGTCAAAGACGTGACCCGGCTTCTCGAAGAGCGTGATGACGTGCCCTCGCTCGCGAAGCAGATCGAAGAGTTGCTGGCCTATTCGGTCGGGCGCGAGCAACCGGACAAAGACAGGAAGCTTCTTGAGGCCGTCGAGGCCTATCTGACAACGGAGTGAACCATGGGCTATTATATCAATCCGACGAATGGCACCAAAGAAGCGTGGCTCAATCAATACGGCATGCCGATCACCCGAAGGGTTAACCATCCCGAGGGTTTTAGATAGACACTGCCCCGGCGGCATGCGAAGCCACTGGGACAGGAGGCCAACATGGCAAGCAGCAAGACGCGTGAGATCGAACAATACCTAGCCGACCTAGCCGAAAGCGTCGGCGCTCAAATCAACGTCGTTCACGGTGGACGGCACCCGAAAGTGTACTTCGTATTTCGGGAGAAGTCTCGCTTCATCGTGATCGGCAATACCCCGAGCGATCATCGGGCAGAACGCAACGTGATGGCGCTGGCGAAGCGCACACTTCGAGAGCTGGGAGCCGCAATATGAAACGCAGCTTGTTAGCGTCCTTGCTGATGGTCGTCGCGATCATGGCGGCTTGGATCGTCGTGGACAGCGCGGCAGTGTACGTGATGAAACAGGGAACAGTCGGTCTCATGGACCGGCTAGAGAAGCTGGAGAGGGCTTTCCGATGAGCTATCTGCAAGCGATGCTGGCGGTGATCGGCGGTTTCGTCGTGACGTTCTTGGTGCTGCCGTGGATTATGCTCGGCTATCCCTACTACCTCGATTGGGTGCATGGATTTTTCCGATGAGCTTCTATAAAGAGCGCCAGCGTGAGTTTCTGTATCGGGAGCTTGACAGGCTCCGAAACGAATATCATACGCGTGCTGAGCCGTACATCAAGGCTCTCGCCGCGCTGGCTGCGACCGATCCACCGCCGCCCATCATTCTGCCTGATGGCACCACGATCCGATACATCGGCCCGGGGCATGCAGATGCGTAAGTTTGACCCAAACTTTCGTCGGCCGGCGATGCGCGTTGATATGGAGGCGCTGCGCCAGCAACAGTGGCGGGAGGCTAAGGCTAAGCTGTTCGACGAGATGCATCGCTATGCCGAGCAGATTGGTTGCACGTTCGGCACGGGTGCGTGCTGCGATGAAGTCATGTGCACCGGCGCGCAAGCCCGACTGCTCGCCAAGTGGTGGACGGAGCATACGTCATGACCGAAGCTGTAGTCTTCACCGACCCTGATGACGAGAACGATGAGGGCTGCGATCAGCGTCGGTGCGTTGTGGCTACGCCGAACAACGTGGGCGAGATTGCGCTGAGCGTCCTCGGATCGGATCAGGACGCGACCGAGTTTCTCACTCAGGATCAGTGGTCTGAGTTTGTGCGCGCGGTCAACACCATGATGGGATGGATGCCATGAAGCTGCGAATGACTGACTACACCAACACATTGAAGCCCTGCCGCGAGTGCAAATGGTTTTCTCGTGGAGGCGACGACGGCAACACGTGCACCAATGTTCTATACCGCAAGTTCGATGTCGTTGACGGCTGGTATGCGCAACAGGCCCGGACTGTCCGGGAGGCCGAAGAGATGTGCGGGACCACGGGCGAGGGCTGGGAGCCGCGCGTCGAGAAGCCGGACTACCTTGGATATATCTTCGGCGGGATTTTCGTGTTGCTGATCGTCGCATGGGTAGCGAAGGCCTATATCCCATGAGGATGATCAAGAACACCAAGCTCCATGACTGCGGCGTCTGCGCCGTGGCCAATCTGCTCGACATCTCGTGGAGAGCTGCCGCTCATCGCATATGGGGCAACGCGCACTACAACAGGCTCAGGTTCAACACCCGGACAAAACAGGTTGCAACCGCGATCGACATCACGAAGCCAAAGCTGATCCGCGTCAAGAGCTGGCACGACATTCCACCCGAGCGCGCGATCGTCAAGGTGATCCCTCCTGAGTGCGAGGGCGGCTACGACTGGCATTGGGTCGTCTGGCGCGACGGAAAAGTTTGGGATAGCTGCTTGACACGCGCCAGCAAGCCGGAGCACTATGAGTGCCGGCTTGTTTCATACCTTGGGGGTGCATGATGGGCGAATACGTTACATTGATGGGCGCCGAGGATGTTCTCCGCGCCGGCCGCACGATATCCAGCGCGGCTGATCTGATGCTGCGCGCAGGCGATACCGTCAGCGGTTCGGCCGATCTGATGCTGCGCGCAGCGGACAATATCGAAGGGGCGTTTCGACAGCACCAAAACTTCATGGGCGATTGGCTCCAGCGGTTCGAGGCGATCGTAGCGCGCGGGTCATCCGATCTTCGTTGTGCAGCTTGCAAATCAGAGGATTAGGGAATGCGTGAGTTTCGCACTCAGGACGGAACGATCATCCATCTGCCCGATACGGTGCAGCGTTCGGGGATGGATACAATCCCACTGGAGCCGTGCGACTGTCACGTGCGACTGGGCAACGATTTCTATTTCCTGCCAACCGGTTCGTGCCTGCGAAAAGACGGAAAGTGCAACGAAGATGAGTGACCCGATCAGCAAGCAGTTTTCGCCCGAGCTTTTGGACGCGGGCGCCGACGAAGCGATGCGCCGGGCCGGGATCGAACTCTGCGATGGACATCATGTCCGGGCCTTGGACCTGCAAAAGCGCGCTGACACGTTTCGGCGAGCGGCGCGTGAGCGAGACCGTGAATTGGACCGTGAATTGGATGAAGCGAGGGCGCGGTGATGGCCGACTTATCCGAGGACGAACTCTATGCCATGGAGCGGGCGCATCGCGCCGACGAGACCGAACGTTGCGCGCTGCTCTGCGAAATGCGCGCGGATATCAGCATCGTCAGTGCCGATCGTGTTCGCAAGGAGGGCACGTTCACTGCCCGGGCGATCTGGCCCCCGTTCAAGAAGACCACGCATGTCGCGCCCAAGTGGGAGTACAACGCCCATTTACTCGAAGAGGTCGCCAAGGCGTTCCGCGTCGTCGCCAATTGCATCCGCAAGGGATATGATCCGCGCGAATTGAAGCGCGATCCGAACGAACAGATCAGGGTCCACGCGGCCCCAACGAACGAAGCCGAGAGGCTCGACGCGATCCGCGCTGCGCACGGGCTGGAGCCGGACGCGTGGGTCCCGTGTTCTCGTTGCATTGAGCCAGCGGACTGCGCGTCGTGGCAGGCGTGCGAGAAGGGCATCACCTAAAATGGGCGAGCACGGGCCGAGCAAGCTGTCGATCAATCAGCAAGTCCTCGCGATCACGCCGGCCTATAGCGATCGGCGCGTCGCCGAACTGCTCGCGGCGAAGTGTCTGGAGCTGACTGAGAGGCCTTTCCGGTTCGCGATCAATCATGATATCCGGCCGCCGAAGAACCTCGCCTGTCCCCTGCACTTCGACTGGGCCAAGAAGGACCGCGTCGGCGTCGAGATGCTCGACAAAGAGCGCATGAGAAAATGGCTTGTCAGTGCCGCGCTCAAGGGGTATACGATCCAGTACGTCGGGGCCGACAAAGAAATGCTCGGCTTCCCGCACAGTATGGCAATCGCCCGGCGCCGTGCTGAGAACCATCAAGCAGCCGAGGCTCGCAAAGCCTCGGGATATGTGGATAATGGCGATGACATTCCCTTCTGACCGGACCCATAGGGGGGCTTACGTGGCCCGATCTCATGAAGTTCGCGACGGCTCGGTCGTGCGTCTGTCCGGCTGCAACCAAGAGATGGTCGTCAAGAAAATCGAGGGCGAGTTTGCCCGGTGCATTTGGTTCGACCTCAACATGAAGCCAAACGAATATCCCTTCCAACTTACAACTCTGGAGCGTGTGTCATGGTGACGACCCAATACGACGCGGTGATCGATGATGACACGGTCGGCGTTACACTGATCAAGTGCGCGGAGAATGACCCGGGATCGTGTGCGTATATCCGCGACGCTACGCCCGAGCAGCGCGAGGCATTTGATCGCGGCCTGACGGAAGAGCTGTTTGATCACGTGATGATCGATATCGAAACCATGTCGCTGCACCCGAACAACGCGCTGATCCTGTCGATCGGCCTGATCGAGTTCACGCCGGAGCCGATCGAGGGTCTGCGCATCGGTAAGCGCAAGCTGATCATCCCCAGTATCGAGCAACAGCTCATCCTCGGACGCGAAGTCAGTGCCAGCACTCAGAAGTGGTGGATGGCGCAGTCGAAGGAAGCGCGGGCGCACTGGGCAGAATACGTGGGCGAGCGGCGCTCAATGGCCGGCACGCTCAAGGATGTTCGGGACTTCTGTCGGAACGCATCACGCGTCTGGGCCAATGGCACACAGTTCGATTTGTCTAATCTTGTCGGCCTCAACATGCAGATGGGCGCCTATGGCCAGTCGAACGACCGGGATGAGCCCGAGCTTTGGCACTATCAGGCACCGCGCGACATGCGGTCATTTTGCCGTGAGACGCCGCCGACGCGGATCATCCCGCCCTCTATGAAGATCGACGGTGTTCCACACGACCCAGTCTACGATTGCATCGTGCAGGCCCATAAGGTCTGGGGACACTGGGCTTTATGAGGTTTGCACTGGGCATGTTGACAGCCATCGCAGCACTCGCTATAGCGACGGCCATCAATCCGTTCTGGAGTGCGCACGTTTGGTGCGCGGTCACGCAAAGCGAAAGGTGCTTCTGACATGATGCTCATCGGCTCACTCGCTATCATCGCGTTCGTCGTGTCCTGCGTCGGCGCGGTAGCCACCGGAGAATGGCGGCTGTTGCTCATCACGGCCGCGTGCTATCTGATCTTGAGGGGCAAATGATCCCACGCTTCAACATCAAGGCTCAGGTCAAGAAGCTCGGCGCCGACAGCCTCCTGCCGCCCAAGAAGCTGACCACGGCGGAAGCCCGCAAGTTCAACAAACTCGTGGACGGCGTCGGCTCGCGTGATCAGTTGGAGCGCATCACATCGCGGCTCGCGCTCACTCGGTTCGTCAAGGAGCAAGGCAAAGAAGCGTGCGACGCCGCATTTGACGCCGAGAATAAACGTCGGGCCAAACGCAAATGAGCTATGTCTACGAGCACACGATCCAGCACTATATCGAGGAAGAGCGCGAGCGATGCGCTGGGCTCGTTAAGGCATTGGTGCCGGCGTCGTCTGAGGTCGGCACCGAGCAAGCGTTTCTTCTTTGGTGCATCAACGCGCCAGTGTACCCCAGCGAGATCGAAGATCAGCGCAAGCGGTTCAATGAGCTTCAGCCGGTGGATGAGTTTGAGGACTTGATGTGATCAAGCACAAATTAGTTTGGTGCAGCGACGATTGGCTTCCGTATCACTTCGCGTTCTGTCCCAGCGCGCGAGCGTGGGGAGAGGCCGACAAGCGATATCATCTTGACCGGGCCTATCCGGATCACGACGCGTGCAGTATCCATTTCATAGATCGTGAGGGCGTGTCCACAACGCTCGTCTGTGTCGGGGAGCACGTCAAGTCCAAGCGGAAGGTCGTGGGCTATCTTGTCCACGAGGGAAGCCATGTCTGGCGCCAGATGCGGGAGGCGATGGGCGAATTAACCCCGTCCTCGGAATTTGAGGCGTACTCGTTACAGGCTATTGTCGAACGGCTGATCATCGCGTATGAGGCAAGCCGTGGTCCATTACTAATCGGAGGAAAGCGATGAGCTATCGGAGAGACGTTCACGAGGCGGAGGGCAACTTCTATTGGTCGCTCCCCAAAATCTTTTTCGCAACCATCATCGGGCTGTTCGTGCTGGGCTCCGCGCTCGGCATCGGCAGTCTGATCTTGCAGCCCGGGCGCATCGTCAACAAGACGCTCGACGCCGACAACGTCATCACGAATTACGAATGGTTCCATGACGCGAACGGCAACTATCTGGCGCGCGTCGCTCAGGTCAAGCAGTTCAAGGGCTTGCTCGGCGCCGAGACCGATGCTCAGGAGAAGAGCAGGCTCCGCATCGATATGGCGGCCATTCAGCAGTCCTGCCGCGATCTCTCGCGTCGGTACAATGCCAATTCCGAGAAGATGAACCGGGGCATCTTCCGGTCGCACGACCTCCCCGATCAGCTCAACTCAGGAGAATGTGAGTGAAGACTATCTCTGCTATCTTTGCGGCCCTCGCGTGCGTGATGCTCGCCGGCTGCGATGTGGACCCGCCGACCAACAAGCAGGTCCAGACTAACAAGGCGGCCGAGGCCGCCAAGTCAATCAACTTCGAGGACAATGCCGAGATCGACAATATCAAGCATCGCCTCCAGTTGACGGCGGACCCGGGCAAGCTCGGCTTCATCGTTCTGCTCAATCAGGCAGGCCAGCCGATCCTGTACGAAGGCGTCAAGGGTAAGGTGACGAGCGGCGGCAAGCGCCTTACGCCGCCCGATCGCGCCTCGTCAGGCTGGGGCGGCGGTGGCACGAACACCATCGCCCGGGCCGCAGCCTCCGACGAAGGAACGTGGGGCTCGTCGGGCGAATACATCTACTACTGGAACACGGACGGCGTCTATCGTCAGTGGGGTCAGGGATCGTACCTCTACAGCGATCAGCCGATCCGGCTCCGCATCCAGCCGCTCATCGTCGGCACCGCCGATCACTGAGATCAACTTCTAGCGTAGCGGAGCCGGGCGACCGGCTCCGTTCTCATGAGGGACATGCTATGGGGTATCCCAAGAAATTCGGCTGGGCCAACTACGAAATTCGCACGGGAGAAGATGGCAAGGTCGGCATCTATACCCGGGACTATAACTGCCGGCTGGCGACGTTCAACGCGAACACGCATGCTCTTCAACAAGACCTTGCGCGGCTGTTCGATCGGAGCTATAAGGCGAAGCTCAAAGCAAAAGGAAAATCGTGATGCGTGGACGTGCAGGAGTTTGTGTCAGCCCGAAGGTAGCCGGTCAGGGGGCGTGGCTGGAGCCGATGCGTGATGGCATGACGAAACATCGCCGGTTCGTCTGGCAGAAGCGCGGCGGCAACAGCAAGACTTCCGGGTCTGGCCCGAGCGGTCGGAAAGCCACTCCCCGGGCTCTTCTGGCGCGTGCGCTGGCCGAGCGCACCGGTGTCTCCCTCGTGGTGACCGCACGACAGGCGGCGTCCGTAGCGGCCAAGGCAACGCCCCGGAAGATCATCTATGGCACGATGTGACGTTCATCGGTTGGCATTGCTGGAGCACGGCTCTGTCTATACGCGGTGCGGCATTCGGCTGAGCGACACCGACACGTCGCGCGGCTACTATGACGAGCCGATCAAGACCACGCATTTCGATGTCCGGACAACGTGCCCGGACTGCCGACGCAAGATAAAGTTTCCCGATTTGAGGGTGGTCAAGTGAGCAACGCCGAACGCGCCTATCTGCTCATGGCGAGCGAACAGCTCCCGATCGACGGTCATCAACTGTTCAAGAGTGACATGGTCGAGCTTGCGTTCCCTGCCCAGATCGGGGGCGAGAAGATGGTCGAAGGCTACATGCGCCGCGAGCCGATGATGACGAGCGAGCAGCAATTCCACAACTGCATCAACTACGGCGTCAACGTCTATCGCATCTATCTCCGCGAAGCCGACTACGAGGTTCATCGGATCAAATGATCAGGCTCAACAAGAAACAGCGTAGGGCTCTTCGTCATCTGGCGAAGATGCCGCCGGCCCGCAGCCGCAAGGAGCACGGGCGCCGGATCAGCGTGAGGGTTGCGCGCCATGCCCGCTAACTTCATGTGCGAGAGCGAAGAGTTCAACGGCCCGACGTGCAAGGTCCAGTGCGCGAGCTGCAAGCCGACCAAACGGAGAAAGAAGCCTATGCCTGATACCGAACAGTTTTTCATCGTCACGCTCCAGCGCATGATCACGTGCGATGAGGGCGAGATGTCCAGCGGGTGGTCGGCCGTCGTCGCGGAGAAGGACCTCGCCAACTTCGGCAACCTGAAGGATGCGGCGATCCTCACGAAGATGGAGTTGACCGAGGATAGCCCGTTCACAAACCTGCGGCCGATGACCGAGGTCGAGGTCAAGGCGTGGAGGGAGAACGGCAATGAGTGACCTCAAGCGCATCGTCTGCCTCGGCCGAGGCGCCCGCTACGCTCGCGCGATCACTGATCTCGACTATCCCAGCACGGCCGCGCGGCGCACACTCATGATCGTCGAGCGCGACGAGGATGTGGAAATCCTGCGCGGATACGATCCCGAGAAGCTGCGCTATATTGACATGGAGGCCACGCCTCGTCAGCGTCGGTTCCTCGCCAGTCGCGGCCATACCGAGATCAGTCTCGAAGAGGCCAGAGAATGGCTCAAGTCGCTGGAATGAGCACCCGCCAAGACATCGTTGCTCACGTCAATGAGCTGGAGCGTCGCGCGATCGGCGGCGACACGTTCGCGGTCAAGACTTTGGCTTGCATGGTTCTGTTGATAGAGGGCTTCGATGACGGTGACCCCGACCCGGGAGAAGAACTCCCCGACAATATCATCCTCTTCCGCGTTGCGTGACATGCACGCCTATGTCTTCACCTACCACGCCGACTGGGAAGCCCCTTGCTATGAGCGAACAGTCCCGGCCGATCGTTGTGGCCTCGCCATTGCATGGCGATGGATCGAAGCCAGTGGCCGACCCGGCTTCATCAGCGTCGGATGCCTCCCTCCGCACTACTACTATTGAACACCGCATTTGGCTCGACGTTGAGGCAGGCATTTACGCCACGGTCTCATTCGAGGACTATGCGTGGGCGCTTCAGTGGAAGTGGCAGATCACGTGGGACCGGCACAAACGCAAAGCGTATGCGACGCGCTCGACCCATGCCGGTCCGCGCCGGATCAAGCTCTATCTCCACAAGGAAATCTTGGTCCGCTCAATGAAGCTCCCACCCTGCGGAAAGCACGTCATGGGCGACCACGGCGACGGCGACAGCCTGAATTGCCGGCGGGACAACCTCGAATGGGCGACCCCCTCCCAGAATAGGCGTACAGCGCGTTCTCCGGTCCGCCCAGCGCGGTCCAAGACGCCGCCCCCAGAAGACATCCCCTTTTAATGGGTTGATACCGGGCCACGGCTGCTTGAATGAACCCACTATAAAGCAAAACGCCCCAGCCTTGCGGCTAGGGCGTCTGGGGTCTTTCTGTTGCTAGGCGACCAACCCCGGAACGTTACGCCGCGAGGCGCTGATCCATGACAAAGTTGTCGTTGTCATTTAGGTGTTTGATCCGATCGCGGCAGATCACGCCGAGTTCACTTTCGAGACTTTCCGAGCGTCCATCGATCCTGTGTCGCCCCCATCAGAAGCAGCGCGTGTTCCCCGAGGGGTGTACGCACATTTAGTGCAAGGCATCCATGCCTCATCGCGCTGCTCGTGGTGGAGGCGCCGGGTACTGCCCCCGGGTCTGACCGCAGTCCGTCTCAACATTCAGAACCATCACGCTCGATTGGTCAACCGCTCGCTACCCATCCCTCTTTGCGCACCTTGGTACGTGAGGGCCAAAGCCTCGTCCGTTGTATCGATCGCACCCGAAGACTAGACCGATGTGTGAGGCGTGTCAAGAGGGAGAAATGTGCAGGCGGTTCGCGAGGCCGCAACGTTGGTTCGTCCCCCGATGAATGTGATTGAGTGCGTAGAGGTCCGATCTGATCAGCAACCGGGTCGCCGCGTCTCTCGTCACACGTCTTGCCCTCGGGATTAGCGGGGCGCCGGCTGTTCCCCTGTCCGCGTCTAGAACACTTCGGGGGTTACGTCTTCCGGCCACTGCACGTGAGAAGCCTACGCACGGGAACGGAAGGTGTCAAGCACAATAAGATGCGCGCCGAGGCGGAGACCCCGGCGCGCTGTTTAGCCACTCGGTCATTCGCGACCGGCTCCGAGTAGGAGTAGGTATCAGGCCGCTTCGGCCTGAGCTTCCACGAGACAGGGGAAGAAGGTTTCGATAACCACCTTCTTATGGGACGGCCTGTCAACTGACGCCTCACGGCGGCGCAAGAAGAGGCTGAGCGCCTTGGCTCCGACCTCATACCACGTCTCCCGCGACTGTGTCTTGTCGTCGGACGCAGCAAGAACATCGTCGTTGACCATCGTCCACATCTTGATCACGGGGGACTTCGACACGAGATCGCTCCCGGCGACGATAATCTCCCCTTCGTACTTGATGACGGTGTCCCAGAACTTGTAGACCTCATCAACGCTCTCGCCATCGCCCCGCTTGTGCGGGGTTAAACGAGCGCGGTAGAGCGTGAGCAGCACGGCCATCTGAAAGCCGGGATAGGATACGACCCGGCTATTGGCCGGAACGTTATTGTCGGACATGAGCTTATCCAAAAGCCGAAGCTCATGAATGAACTCAGTGACCATGGTCTCGGTCCGCCAACAGGCGGAATTGGAAGCCTGACCGAGTAACGCCCGCCATGCGAGAGCAAGACCGGACGTACCGCGCCCTGACCTGTACATCTTCGACCGCACGCCAACTCCGCAAGCCTTGAATGCAGAAGTCAGCTTGTCCGCTGCGCCCTTGCTCGAAGAAGTGTTGTCAATGCTGTTATACATTTCCTGAGCTTCCTCCTTCGTTGAGCAAATGTACTTGTCGCCGAGCACTTCTTCGGGGAAGTGCTTGGCGAAGTCCTTGCGCCGTACCGTCATCTCGGCTTCGTCGAGAGGCATATGGTTCATGACGTGCGCGCGAGTGTTGCCGTTAATCCGGCTCTCTTCGCCGCCTACGACCACGGTCGCCCATCCAGTCTTGATGGTTGCGTTCGTCGCATCAAAATCCTTGCGCGCGAGGTACTTCGCAACCCGCTTGTCGGTATCGCGCTGACCTTCCCACTCCGGGAGGGCGAGCATCTGTTTCTTAGACCACTTGGCCTGAACAACACGTACTGTCATCTTGAGGGACTTTCTCTTTTTGAGAGGGTCCCACGTAGGCGTGGGGTTGCCTCATGAGAATACCCATACACGCGTTCGCCGGCGAGCGTCAAGCGTTATTTTCGCCGGCGAGCGACTTTTTCGCCGGCGGGATGTTAACTATTTGGTCGGCTTCATCCTTCGGGCGGCCTCGATCTGCTCCGGGGTCAGGGCAGTGAACTTCTCGCCTCGCAAGCTGTACTGCCAACGGACTTTCGCGGATGCGATAGCGTCGGTCGTCCCCTCCGGCGTGAGGTTTTTGTCATTACGGCGGTACACCTTCCGACCATTCTTGACCCAATCTTGATCCGCTACTGTGCGGGTTCGAAGACGCGGACGGCTGATCGCTACCGGGGTCCAATTAGTTGCTTTGTAGATCGTGCCGGTATGCTTGACGAACCCTACTGAGTTAGGGGCGCCTTCACCGAGGTCCTGATAAGAGACGAGCGTTGTCGCTTTGCCTTCTCTCTTGAACCATCTGACCATTTGGCCGATCATGATGGACGCCGTATTCGGTGGCGCGTACATGCTGGCGACAGCCATGCGCCGCAACTCAGTCCAGTCTTGCGGGAGGTTTCGCGCTGAGCAGTTATGCCAGAGTGCAGCCGCCATGAGGTAGCCGCCCTGATCGAACGCCCCAAACGCGATCTTGAAAGGCCCATCGCAATTGGGCAAACGACTGTGCCACATCTTGATGAACGCACGGGCTTGGGCAACGGGGATTTGTTTGATATGGAGCGACCGGGTCGGAATTGCACCGCCATCTTCCCCAGTGGACCCGGGGTGCTCTAACATTGAGCTACAGTCGCGAACTTCGTCTACCATAGGCAGCTACCTGTTTCAAGCTATATTGTTGGGTTCGCCGAACTCTTCGGTCGCGTCATCGTCGAGAGGCTGGCCCTTGCCCGCCTTCGCCCTGTCGGTCTCGTAGATCGTGCCGATTGCCTTGGGCGAGAGGTTCTTCAGGATACCTGCTTTGCCGTTGATCGCGTACAGACGCGGACGCTCGCCATCGGAGAGCGTGGCCTGTCCGACCTCTTCGGCGCCGAACCTCCGCATCAAGATGCCCTTGATGGACGCATGCAGGCGCGGGCTTCGGCCCTCCAGACGTTTTGGCAAGACCAAGATGATATCGCTGACCGCGACGACCCGACCATTCAACGGGAATTTGTCGCGGTTCTCATCCATCCAATGTTCGAGATCGCTCTGACCGGCCGTGATCATCGAAGTCTTGGCCGACGTAGCGGGCGCGGCTGCCGCGCCGCTGTACTCGCCGTAGTCCCAGTTCTGGAGCTTGAATGCGACGGCCGCGACGGCCGCCGGGTCATTGAGCTTCGTGACGTAGAGGTCGGTATAGTATGCGACCGAGGCCGGCGAGCCCTTCCCGTAACGCGGTGTCGCCTTCGTGTTGATGACGAGATAGCGCCGGTCCTTGTCGTCGAGATTGAGGGCTGCCTCATGGTTTGACATCGCGAAGATACCGAAACAGTTTTCAACATCGCGCCGGGGCAGGTTCTTTTCGTTGACGCTGATCATGTCTTGCGTGATCAACGGATGCAGCTTGTTGGCGACCTCGGTCTTATCGATCGCGCGCAGCTCTTCGATGACGAGCAGCTTCGAGTGCTGAGCCCATCCATTGAAGTCGCCGTGCAAATCGGTCTGATTGATGTTCGAGACGTTGCGCTGGCCGAGGATACGGCCGAGCATCTCGACAAGAAAACTCTTGCCCGTACCCTGATCATCGCCTTGGATCAGCAACGCGTGCTTTGGCTTGGTCGCCATGTTCTGGAGTAGCCAAGCCATCCAATTGAGGACCATCACGCGATCCTCTTCAATCGGGAAGAGGTATTCGAGATGATCATCCCACCACGAGACATCGCCCTCCACCGGGAGCACGTCCGAGGGCAGATAGACGTTGAAGACCTCGCCGCTGATCCTCTGCCCTAGCCCGGGCTTGTACGCGATCTCTTTGAAGCGGGCGATCGTGCCTTTCTTTTTGCGGAGCAGAACGTCGGAGATATTTTTGGTGGCCTTCTCGCCGAGAATGTTGTTGTACTGGCTGTTGAAGGCTTCCTTGTCCCAGAGACGCCGGGTGTCTACCTTTTCAATGAACCGCTTGAGGCCACCGACCCATACCCACTCATTGATGAGTTCGGTCATCTTCAGAAATCGCTCTCGTTGCTCTGGCGTAAGAGCAGCGACCCCCTTTCGCGCGGCTTCCCGGTTCTCTTTGGCGGTGTCCGGATCGGCACTGGGCTTGAACTCGTATTGCTTGGTCTCGATATTGTAGGTGCCCTTCCGCGTGATTGGCTCGGGCGCGTCATCGGCGAAGTCGGCCTCGGCGGTTTTGCCGCCGGCCTTCGAGAGGCTGGAGTAGGCGAAGGCGTTCTCAACCTTGCGCTCCAGATCATCGCGATCCCACGGCGGCACGCAGCGGGGATTGTAGTATTCGTTCAAGAGATCGACGGACAGCGTCGGCGAGATGCCGAGGTCCTTGAGGTACATCGCGGTCTTCAGGGTATTGAAGTCGCCGCCCGACCCTTCGATGGCCGGGACTGCATCATCCTGCAAAAAGTCGATTGCGATATCGATGTTCGCTTGCTGATCAAGCTCGACAACGACCTCGCCCGCGTCGGTGATACGCGACTTGGTCTTGGAGCTTTTGATGGTGTCGTAAATCCATTCCGGGCACGCGACGGCGTCGGCGTCATTCGTGGTGTAGCTCGTGCCGTCAGCAAAGCGGCACCCGGGGATCAGCGAGTAGTTCGGGCTATCAATATCTTTGCCGATGCCGTTCTCGCCGAGCGCGAAGATGTGCGCAGGATGGTTTGCGTCGTCCCAGCCCTCGTAGATCAAATGCCAGCCGCCGGACGGCGTCCCCGTGCGCTCGGTTTCGGGCCAGCCGTACAGCATGTCGAGATAGGCGAATGTTTCGTCGCCGACCTTACCCTTGGCTTTGTTGGTGTCAACGTCCACGACCATCAAGCGTGACTTGCGGTGCGCTACGCCCCAGTTGCAGCCGGGAAACTGCTTGGCCCACGCGATGATCTGCTTTGGGTCGTTCGAACAGTTGCCGTCGAGATTGTCTTTGAGGCACGGCGGAAACTTTTTGCCTGCGGCGATCGGGAAAAGATATCGCGAATACATATGCCGATCAAGGTATGCGAGCGCGAGCGCCAAGCTATCAAAAATCATGTGAAAGTTCTCACGCGGATCGGGGACAGTCGGCTCGTCTACACCCTTTTGTTAACTATGTCCAGCCCCACGATGTTGACAGCGTTCCGAGTTCGTGTACGCTGCATCTAGCGCATAGACGCTCAGGAGGTCTCGACATGACGCTGTAATCCCGACTTGACAGATGAACAAGAATGGAATAACGGAGAACCCATGCCATACCCGCCGCACGTCAAAGCCATCGCCTACGAAATCGATCCCGCATGCTGGAAAAGCTACTCCGGAAAGCCGGTCGAAATCAAGCGGGCTCTTGACGTGCGCCGGACGGCCGCTCTCCGACAAGCAGAGGCGACCGCTGTCCTCACGGACTGGCGGATCAATTACGCCGGAACGGTCACAGGCCGATGGTCCGCGCGTCAACCCCAACCAACGAGAACTCCCATGTCTGAAACATACACGATGGCCGAACTGGCGCGGATGTTGCTCCCGTTCGACCCGCCCCCGAAACGCTACCGCACGCCCCCGATGAAGATCGCGATGATGCTGCACTTCGCGACGACCATCTCGCCGTTCGCTCCCGAGGCTCAGCGCACATCGCCGGCCTACACGAAGTTCGTCAAGCAGTTGCTTGCTGACGAGATGATCGAGCGGCCGACGCATGCCCAGCGCAACGCGCATCCGGGCTGGGCGTATCGCGCGACCGAGAAGGGCCTCGCCTACGTCGAGGGTCTCAAGGACGTGCAGTTGCCCGTCCCGCTGGAGACGACGACCACGTGGGGCATCCCGGCGTGAGGTCGTGCATCATCTGCGAGGCGCCATTCGCGCCTCGCAGAAACTCCAAGACATGCTCTCCGAAGTGTAGTGCTGTCCGCACTGCGCGCCGTCAGCGCGCCTACATCAAGGCGCATCCCGAACAAAAACACTTCACGGAAGAACGCTATCGCGCAAAGGTTCACCGCGAGACGCGAATGTTGAACCGCGCCGTCCGGCTGTTGTTCGATTTAACTTCTACCGGAGAACATTGAAAATAAATCATTGACCCCGCTTGACGGCTCCCGGCTTTCGGGATATGAGCCATCATCGTTAACGATCTAGTCTCAATGAGACCATCCAACCCGGAGTTGTCCCCCATGTCCGACGCCCTACTCACTGAAATTTCCAAGAAGCTCAGCGACATTCATGTTGCGCTGACGAAGGGCGGGGCTCCCGCTGCCGCCGCGCCGAAGCCCGCCGCCGCCGCCGCCGCCGCCGCCGCCGCCGCCGCCGCTGCCGCCGCTACCGCGCCCAAGCCCGATGCTGCCGCCGCGAAGGCCGCCGCCGAGGCGAAAGCGAAGGCCGAAGCGACGGCCAAGGCTGCCGCCGCCGCTGCCGCGAAGGCCGCCGTGAAGCCCGCCGCTGCCGCAGGGCCGCCGTCCGGCACCAAGGCGCCGGGTGGCAAATACACCATCGATCAGGTCCGCGAGAAAATTCGCGAAGTCGCGACCAACGCGAGCCTCGGCCGCCAGTCGGCGACCGACATCCTTGATGCGGATGGCGGCGGCGTGAAGAAGATCACGGACCTCCAGCCGAAGAACTACGACGCCGTCTACGAGGCGTGTCAGGTCGCGCTCCAGAGCGAGGGCTCCCCGCCGGCCGCCGCGACCGAGGAAGATGACCTCGGGCTCTGAGCCGCGCACCCAAGTCCCGGGCGGCGCAATGGTGCGCCGCCCGACTTTCTTCGAGACCGATCATGAAAAACGATCTGACTTTTCTCAAGCCGCTTGTCGCTACGATCATGCAGGACGATCGCCGGTCTTGGACCGTGCAAGGCTTTGGTTTTCTGCGAACCTACTTCGGGCCGCCTAACGCGCCCAAGATGTATCGGCTCAACCTCTGGGACCATCACTTCACGGTCCCCAATGTTTCGACCATCCATGATCATCCGTGGGACTTCACGTCGGTCATCGTCGCGGGCGAGTTCGCCAATCAGCGATACAACATGACGCGGCACGCGGGCTCATCGTTCGAGCCGACGCACGCATTCACAACGATCAAGACCGGCGAGGGCGGCGGGCTGGAGAAGTCTGCATATGGTGCTTGCGTGCTGGAGCCGCGCTACGAAGAGCTGTACGAGCCCGGCGATGTCTACGGACAGCGCGCCGACGAAATCCACGAGACGAAGTTCGTGGATGGCTCCGTCACGCTCAATCAGCGGACCGGCGACACTGAGCACGCCCGCGTCTTCTGGCCGTGGGGAACTCACTGGGTTGACGCCATGCCGCGCCCGGCGACCGCCGAGGAAGTCTCCGCCGCCGTCTCCAACTCTATCCGGAGGTATTTTTGATGGCCCTCCAAGAAAGACAAGCGTCCATAATGGGTTCCAGCTTCTATCCGGGAGCAGGAAACCATATCCCGAGATTGTGGCCCGGCCAGCAATTGCGAGTTGAACGGGAGCCCACGAACAAGTACGATCCCAACGCTATCTCGCTCCACATCTTCAATCAAAAACTCGGGCACCTTCCGCGCGGTCTTGCGGCGGAGTTGGCGCCATTGATGGATGCAGGCGTGACGGTCACCGTGCACAAGTCACGCGACCCGAGGTTTGGAACCTCCGGCGTTGTCGTCGTCCGATGGGAGCCACCCGATGAGCCGCAAGCTGTCGCAGGAGAGGATCAATGAGATCGTCAAGCGGCACAGGCCGCGAGGCTGGCGCGTTCGACAGAGCCAGCACCGATGGACTTGGGAAAGCGCAGAGGCCGATAGCAACAAACGCACCCTTTCCGTTCCTACGCTCAAGGACGACGACAGCCTATTTCTCTACCTTCACGAAGTCGGACACGTCAAGCAGGACCACTTCAAGCTCAAGCTTCCGAAACATCGCGAAGAGTTTGAGGCAGAGCGTTTCGCGCTTCATTGCTTCCGCAATGAGGGCCTCCCCGTAACGAAGAACATCATGAAGGGCGTGCGTATGCGCCTTTGCGGATGGATTGACTACGACATCAAACGCGGTATACCTATCCAACACCATATCGCGCGCTGGGCCAAACACAATGGATGCAGTTGAAGCAGGAAAGATCATCAACGCTTGCCCCGAGGGCTGGCGTGTCCTCGCCGTTGCAGTCCCCACCCGAGCACTTCGCATCGTCGTGAACGACCTCAACCTCATTTTCCATGTCGAACAGTTGGACCGCAAGCCCGACCGAACTTACGGGTGGCGTGCTGTCTCGACGCATATCGGCGACGCCAGCTTCGAGAGCTATCCTCCGGCGATCAAGGACATGCTGGGCAAGCAGGCCCGGCTCAAGGAGAAGATCAAGCTGGCGCAGCACGAAGCGCGCATGGCCCAGATCGCAGCTCAGAACCCTCTCCCCGTGCCGATGGATCAGTCATGACCCTCACTGCCGCCCCCGCAACCGTCCGTCATATCAGCAAAGACCACGTCAGGATCACGCCTGCCCCCGGCTGGAGCGTCGTGCTATTCAACGTCTCGACGGCGGGCGCCGTCGCGGAAGCTGTCGTGACCTCGGATGACGGCTCCGAAACCATTCGCTTGGGGGTCGCTGCGCCGAAGGTTGGTCAGTACATGAATGTGAAGGTCGGCGTCGAAGGCAACGAGCGGGGCGTGGACATCGTTTACGGGGCCAAGGTTGATGATTAAATTCGATCCGAAGGTCGGCGATCTCGTCTACGTGTTGTGGGAAGACCACTGCACATACGACGGTAAAGGATGGCTCGACATCAAGGAGAAGATTGTCGGGGCGCTGACGCCTTCGATTTGCGAGACTGTCGGTTTCGTTGTCGAGGTCACGCCGAAGACGATCACGACGGTCGCGCACATCGCGCGCGACTACGAAGACAAGGAAGACGAAGACGGTAGCCATGTCGCGACCCGGCTGCGCAGTTGTATCCTCAAGGGTCGTATCATCAAGAGGTTTCGAAAATGAGTAGGCTCAGCCAACACGCCAAGCGCGAACTCCGCGCCGCCGGCCTCTTCGACGCGGACGCCGAATACAACGGCGATGTCGCCGTGCAAGTCACGTCGTTGATGGAGGTCTTCACGGCCTATGGTCACTCCGGCGGAGGCGCCGAGCAGACGCTCGCGGTCTTCGAGACGCTCGCCCGTGGCATGCCGCTTACGCCACTGACTGGCGAGGATGACGAGTGGGAGCATCCCGAGGGCGTCGAGGACGATCAGATCAAGGTCAACAAGCGCTACTGTTGCGTCTTCAAGGACGACATGATGGCGTGGGACGTTCGCGTCGGCCGCAAGCCGATCACGTTCCCCTATACGGTTGCCTGATTAGGGTCGGTGGCGAAACACGAACGCGCGGGTCTGCAAAACTCGTATGAGTGGGGGAAGCACCCGCCTGATCCTCCAAACCAAATTTGCGCTGGTAGCTCAAACAGACAGAGCGACTTTACGAGGTAGTCAGTAGTCGTCGCCACACAACGCCATCAGGCGAGACCTGACGGAAGTGGCCGGGACGCCGAGACGAAATCGAAACGTAGAGTATGGATGGAGGGTCCGGTCCTCCCCAGCGCGCCAACTTTTTAGAAGGAAACGAAATGGCCGGCCACGCAAAGCTATCCCCCTCCGCGTCGCACCGATGGATGAACTGTCCGGGCTCGATCGCCCTAATCGGCGACGAAAGCTCAACGACAGGCCAAGCCGCGATGCTCGGCACGGCCGCGCACAAGCTCGTCGAGATCATGATCATCGCCGGAGCCGAAGACGCCAGCGAGTACGCAGGCTCAACCTTCCTCGTGAAGGCGGACGGTGACGAAGAGACCGAGTATTATCCCCCGGGCAAGCCTGCGCTCGATCCCGAGCACGCGCGCCCGGGATGGTTCATGTTCGTCGCCGATGAGAAGATGGTCGAAGGCGTGCAGCAAACCATTGACGAGGTTGGCCGCATCAAGGCGGCCCGCTTCGCGCCGGAGGTCTACTCCGAGGTCTATCTCGACGGCTCGTGGCTAGACCATCGCTTCGGCGGGTCGATCGACGTTCGCGTTGCCGAGCCCTACGGATGGCTCGACATCGTCGATCACAAGAACGGCTACATCATCGTCGAGGCGAAGGATAACGATCAGCTCAAGCAGTACGCGGTTCTTGCCGCGCATGAGCATCCCGACTGCGAAGGCGTCACGGTCACGATCTCCCAACCGCATGCCCCGCACAAGGAAGGGACCATCCGATCCGAGAGCTATTCGATCGATGAGCTGAAGCTCTACGAGATCAGGATGAAGGAAGCGGCCGACGCGACGGACGCGCCGAATGCGCCGCTGCGTGCAGGCGATTGGTGCCTATGGTGCCCGGCCAAGCGCCGCTGTACCGAGTTCGACAGCATGTTGCTTGAAGAGGCGCAGGCCGACTTCACGGAAGACGAGCCGCCGGCTCAACTGCCGTTGCCGACAAGCACCAAGGAGCTGGCACACAAGGCCGAATGGCTTCCGGTGATCGAAGCATGGTGCAACAACATCAAGGGCGATATCCAGCGTGAGCTTGAGAATGGCAACGCCGTGGGCGACTGGAAGCTTGTACGTGGGAAGTCGAAGCGGCGTCTGATCGATCCCGAGGAAACGAAACGGCGCCTGACCGCGTCGGCTGAAGAGCTTGGCCCGGATATCGACTACATCGGGCTCGCGGTCGAAGACCTCTATGTTGAGCCCAAACTCAAGACGCCCGCGCAGTTGGAGAAGCTCGGCGTCGGCAAGGATCAGCGTAAGCGGGTCAAGAAAGCCATTGGCGAGCTGGCCTTCATGCCGAACGGGAAATTGACGATCGCGCCCGGCTACGACCCGCGCGAGGCGACAAGCGTGCTCGACGATGCAGTCAACGAGTTCGCCGATGACGATGACGATGGAGATGACTTTTGACCGTGCAACAGGACTTCCGGATGCCCGCGACTGGCGAGGCGTGGAGGCACTATAAGAGCGGCCTCTACACGATCATCGGCATGGCCCGAGACGATGAAGGCCACGCCGTAGTCGTCTATACGGACTACACGTGGGGAAATGCGCAGCTCGCGCCGATCTACACTCAGCGCCTCATTCGGTTCGTACAGGAGGTCGCGAACGGAGTGCCGCGCTTCAAGTACGAGCGGTCACCGAGCGGGCTCAGCCCGTGTCAATACATCAACAGCTCGGCGGGAGTTCTGCGATGATCATCGTGACGGTCTACCTTGACAGCGCGATCCATTCCAGCCGGAGCAAAGAGCTTGCTCGGATGCATATCAGCAATATCGATGACGGGAGCGAGCCCGCCGGACTTCACAACTACGATGTCAAAACGTTGCGCGGCCGGAAGAAAGAAGACCTTGACAAGCGCATCGTAAACCGGCAAGGAAAAGTCAGTCAAGTCCCCAGCGATGAGCACCATGTTTGGTATCTCGTTGGCGAGGCACTGAAGGCCGTCGAGTATGACAAGCGGCCGAAGAAAAGTCATAGGAGCCCCAAATGAAGCCGACAGTCACGCGTGGAGCCACGCATCTATTCGCGAAGCCCGAGAACTGGGATGCGAAAACCATGGACGGGGAGTGCGGTGACCTACAGGTCCGCGCGGAAACATTCGGCGAGGCCAACGTTGTCGAGCTGATCAGCACATGGAAGCCGACCAAGCACGAACTCAAGATGCTCAACGAGGGCGGCGTTGTCGAGATCGGTCTCTGCACCGCCAATCAGCCGGCGATGCGCGCCTACGTCGTCAAGCCGGTCCCGCATGAGCTTGACGGGCTCAGCGTTGAAGAGTGTCTTGCGCGCGGCCTTGATCCGCTCTCGCTCAAGGACAATCCGCCGCTGAGCGGCGTCGAGAAGGCGCCGATCACAATCAACGAGGACGCCCATGGGCACGGATGAACACGGCCCGGCGTATCCGGAGCCCCGCAAGGAGTATCGCTGCCCGATCTGCAACGGCGACAAGAACCGCTTTTTCACGTGCGAGTATCCGGGATGCCCGGACGGACGTGATCGCGGTCATCCGTATGCGCGCCTGATCGAGACCTATGACGGGCCAGCACCGTCGAGCCCGACCGCGAACACTGCGCGCTCGCTCGTGGGCTGGGCTTGCTTCCTCGCCCTCGCGCTCTGGGTTCTCTGGCCGCACTCGGCTCCAGCAATGGATCACGGCTTCAACCCGAACAGCGCGACAACGAAATGGTTTGAGCGCCTTCAGCGCCCGAACATGCCCGGCTCGTGTTGTGGCAAGGGCGATGCCTATCCGGTCGAAGACTATTGGCGTAATGCGGACGGGACATGGACCGCGAAGATCGGCGACGGCTCCGCGAAGGCGTATCCGGACGGCACGACACGACAAGCCATCCCGAATGGAACGGAAGTCCCGGTTCCGCCAGAACTCGTCAACAAGCTCGACGACGATCTCGACAATCCGACTGACGTGTCATGGGTTTTCATGACCGTCCACGGCGGCGAGGTCGGCACCGTCTATTGTCTCATTCGGCACCCTCAAGGAGGCTGAGCCGTGGAGCGGTGCGTAGGATGCGAGCGCCGCCGGGTCGAGATGCGGCTTATGACCGAGGCGGCGGCAGAGTGGATCAAAAACCCAACCGGCCCGAATGTCGGTATCATACATGCGAGGCTGCGCGCGGAAGCCGTTGCCAAAGGGGAGCTTGACGATGGAACTATTCGACCGAATTCTTGAACTCTTCATCACGGTCGTCTTGATCGTCGGCGGGTACCAATTCTATTTCTGGGCGCAGCGCCAGACGTTCTTCGACGCACGTTACTTCGAGACCGGCTGGGATCAGCGGATCAACTTCGATCCGCGATGGGTCTGGATTTATTCCGGGCTCTACTATCCGATGATCCTGCTTGCCGCGCTCAGCGTGCCGACGTGGCAGGCCTATGCCTACACCGTGGGATGCTTCCTGACGTTGCTGGCCATACAGGTCTTCATGTTCGTCACGTGGCCGGTCGCTATCCCCGGGCACTGGCGCACGGCCTTCCATGTCTCCGATGCCCGTGTGGAGCATCCGAAGTCAATGCGGATGCTCGACATGGTCTGGAGCTATGACAAGCTCCGCAACAGCCTGCCGAGCATGCACGTCAGCGTCGCCATGATGGTTGATCTGACCATCGGCGCCAACTGGCCGGTCGCCGGCTACGTCTGCGCGCTCTTCCCGCTGCTCATCGCAACGTCCGCGCTCAAGACCAAGCAGCATTATTGCGTCGATATCATCCCGGGTGCTATGTTGGGGTCTATCGTCTTCTTTGGCTGGCACTACTTCATCCCATGATCTCCCAAGCGTATCTGAAATCGATCCTGCGCTACGACCCGCTGACTGGCGAGTGGACGTGGCGCACTCACGTCACGAAACTCGGGAAAACGCCTAAAGCTCTGACGGCCCTGAAAATCTGAAATCGCTGTTCTTTCGTCTTAACCGGATATTAAGAGGATTTCGAGGGTGCTCGTTAAGATGTGGCAAATGCCTCTTGACTTTCGCATCCGCGTGGTCGTTGATACAGACGACGGCATGTGAACAAGTCCAATCCATACCAACCATCAAACACGAGGAACAATGCTATGTTAGCTAAATCTGATCGCCTCAATACCCTCATCGCAACGGGCCATGTCCATACCGGGCGACAGTCATATCTGGCGCGGGTAGAACTGATCTCACCGGAGCGCGCACAGGACTTGCTCGACCATATGACTAAGAACCGGCCCGTCAACAAGAGTGCTGTTCGCGACTACAGCCGCCAGCTTACAGAGAACAAGTGGCGCGTCAACGGAGAGCCGATCATCATCAGTGACGAGGGCGAAACTTTAGACGGGCAGCACCGCTGTATCGCCAGTGTTGAAACTGGAACACCTTTCATGTCTTTCGTTATCTACGGCATTGATCGGGAGACCTTCTCAACTATGGGTCGCGGTCGTACTCGGCGCGGCAACGACATCGTCGGGATCGAAGGTTGCGAAATCGAAGGGCTCTCTCCGGCTCGCGCAGCCGCGTTGGTCTTTGGCGCGATCCGCAACTCGACCATCATTGAAAATCAGTGGTCGGTGATGAGCTACACGGCGGACAACGAAGTAGTTAGGGCTGCTTACGATGCGGACCCGGCGAACCTCATCGCTGCCGTCGTGAAGTCGCAATCCATCTCGCACTTGGCCCCGTCACAGGCGGCGGGGCTCTACTATGTCTTTGCCAAGCTCAACAAGGCTTGGGCGGATGTCTGGGCGGATCAGATGGCTACGGGGGCTGGGCTCAAAAAGGGTGATCCGGTGCTTTTCTACCGCGAGCGCCTGACGGAGGCCAACGGCAAGAACAAGACTAAGAAGATTTCGGCGATTGACCGTCTTGCAATCGGCGTCAAGGTCTGGAACGCTCTTGTGACCGGGGTCTCGGTAGCCCAGTATAAGGGCGTCATCACTGTTGAGGGCAAGCGGTTCTTCCCCAAGGCTGTAAAACCGATCCTACCGGCCCCGACCTTGACTGCTTAAATTCCCCGACCCGTCATAGACGCCCGGCTCTGCCGGGCATCTTTTTGCGTTATCCCCGGGTGCTATGTTGGGGGCCACCGTTTTCTTTGGATGGCATCATTTTATCTCTTGACACATGGTTACCAAATCGTTAAACCCCGCAACTGCCAAGTCCAATTATCACATCACATCAAATCGAAAGGACAAAGACATGGCATCCAACGCTACCGCTGCGCCCGGCAAAAAGGGCTCCCGCCTACTGACCCCGAAATTCCGGGTCTCGTTTCCCCAAGTCTTCGAGAAGTCGAGCTACAATGACGGCACGCTCCGCTATTCGCTCGTGGGTCTGTTCTATCCCAAGGAGTTCACCGAGGCTGACAAGCTGAAGTGGCAGGCCATCCGCGCCAAGCTCGGCGAGGTCTGTCAGGAGTTCTTCAAGAAGGACATCAAGAAGATGAAGGAGGATCGCTCCTTCAAAATCCCGTTCCACAAGGGGGACGAGAAGACCTATCAGGGCTACGGCGATCCGGACATGGTGTTCTTCTCCATGGCCAACTCGAAGCGGCGCCCCCAAATTCTCGACGTGAAGGGCAACCCGATCACATCCGAGAACGCGGAAGAGTTCTACGCCGGCTGCTGGGCTCGCGCCTCGGTCAACCCCTACGCCTTCGACAAGATTGGCAAGGGTCTGGCCATCGGTCTGGGCAACATCCAGAAGCTCGGCGATGACGATAGCTTCGAAGGCTTCACGTCGGCCGAGGATGACTTCGGCGATGATCCGGCCGAGGGCTTCACGTCCGATGACGACGACGACTTCGGCGGCGTCGGCGACGACGATCCGACCGCGTAACTGGCCACGCGCGGTTGTTAGGGGGCGGTGCTTTCAGGAGGCCATTCTTGAGCCCGATGACACCGCCCCCGCTTTAGGTGCACCCAGCACTCTAATGAACGCCGGGATTAGTGCGTCCGACCTCTGCACCTTCCGGGGCGCGATATCGCAAAACGGTGTCGCGCCCCAACCATTTGACAACGGCGCGGCCAAGGTCTCTAAAGTCTGCATCGTCAATTTGGAAAGCGCATCATGTCCTCAAATCCTGTCACCGAAACCAAGATTGAACTCGTCACGGAAGCGATCGAGGCCCTCGTACTCGCATCCGTGATCTCAGCCTCCCCCGAGCCGAGGTTCATGGCTCAGCGACAAGCCAATTATCAGAACGTGCTCGACGCACGGGAGGTATTGAAGGGCTGTCTCAGAGAATTTCTCCAGCCCTCTCTTCGTGTTGTCCAGTCTCAGCGGCATAGCCGTGCTGGCGATCTGGAGACGACGCTCACGCGCACCGTCGCGGAAGCATCCAATCTCGCATGATCAGGCCGATCACGATCGACTTCGAAACGCGAAGCGTCGCCGACCTCCTAAAGTGGGGTCAGCGGCGCTACGCGCTCGACACGAGCACGCAAGCCTTGTGCCTGTGCTGGCAATTCCCAGAAGAGCCGATCGATGGTCCTGTGCATCTCTGGCACCGGGGCCACTATGACCCGGTCACCAATACCACGTGGTGCGAGGCGGACCCTCGCCCCGATGAACTAATCGAGCGCATCCGCGACGGCGAGCCGGTCGAAGCGCACAACGCCGGCTTCGAGTTCAACATCTGGAATGAAGCGCTCACGCGCGAGTTTCCCATGTTTGATGTCAAGCTCCAGCTCGAACAGATGTTCTGCTCGGCAGCGAAAGCGTCGTGCCTATCCTTGCCCCGGGGGCTGGAGGACGCAATCACCGCGCTCGGTCTCCCCTATCACAAGGTGGCGGACGGCAAGCGGCTCATCAACAAGCTATCGAAGCCAATGGCTCGACGACGCAAGAAGGCCGAGGGCGAGACCCTGAAGGGCGCCTTCGAACGGGAAGTGCTCGCGAACTGGGAGCCTGACAAAGTTCTGACCAATGTAGAGGCTCGCGACATTCTCGAAGACCTCGTCCCGTTCTACCCGGCAACGAAAGAGCCGTGGGCGAGCGCGCGTAACTCCCTCAATGATCGGTTGGTCAAGAAGGGCTATCTCCGTCAGGTCAGGCGAGAAGAGTGGGTCTATACCGACGTGGAGCCGCCGGACAACGAACTCCGCGCGCCCGCCCCGATCAACCCGAATGAAATCCGGTTCTGCGAAGAAGAAATTGAGCATCGCCGCAACTGGGAATACTGCAAAGGCGACGTGCGCGCCGAGCGCGGTCTCTCGGAGTTCTGCCCCGAGATGACCGATCGTGAGCGTGAGTATTGGCTCATGGACTTCCGCATGAACCTGCGGGGCGTCGCGCTCGATATCCCGGCCGCGCAAACCGCGTTTGACTATGCCGCCGAAGAGGCCAAGAGGCTCAATGGCGAGCTGGCCGCCCTGACGGGCAACCGCGTGCTCAAGGGCTCGCAACGCACCGCGCTCCTGCGCTGGGCGAATGACAAGCTAACTGAGCTGGGCGGCGAGCCACTGAAGGATACCAAGGCCGACACGCTCAGCTTCGCGCTCGACGGCGTCCCGACGAAAGCCGGCGACGAGGCACGCGAGGCTGCTCTGGAGCCCAGTCGAGAGAAGTGGGATGCGTTCGGTCCGGAGGGCGAGTACGTCGAACGGGCGCTCCGCATCTGCATGGAGGTCAACCGCTCATCGGTCGCCAAATACAAGCGCATGCTCCAGAGCGTCTGCCCCGACGATCGCCTGCACGACATCATGCTCTACAACGGAGCTGACCGCACGGGCCGATGGTCCGGCAAAGGTGTGCAGCCGCACAACTTCGTTCGCGGCTACGGCGGCGGATACAAGAAGCTGACATCTGACGGGTTCGACGAGATGGGCGATGCATGGAACGATATCATGCATCTCGATCACGACCTGATCACGATGATGTGGGGCGAGCCGATGGTGATGCTCGCCAAGGCCTGCCGTGGCGCGCTGATCGCATCCCCGGGCAAAGAGCTGTACGCGGCCGACTTCAATGCGATCGAGGCGCGCAAGCTCGCGTGGCTCTCGGGCTGCGCTGACATGCTCGCGATGTTCACGCCGGGCAAAGATATTTACTGCGACATGGCGAGCGGCATCTACAAGCGCCTGATCACGAAGGCCGACAAGACTGAGCGCAACCTCGGTAAGAAGGCGGTGCTCGGCCTCGGCTACGCGATGGGATGGGAGAAGTTCCAAGCGACGGTCTGGGCCGACGAAGGCATTTGGCTTGAAGACGAGTTCTGTCAGATGGTCGTCAAGGTCTATCGCAAAGACAAATACCCCGAAGTCCCGATGCTCTGGCGCGACAGCGAGAGGGCGGCTATCGCAGCGGTGGTTGAAGGCGGCGAGCACTTCTGCGGCGGCGACCCAATCACAGGCATCGGAGCTGTCAGCTACTTCATGTCCGACGATGGCAACTTCCTGCATTGCAGGCTGCCCAGCGGCCGACTGCTCGCCTATCTCTATCCGCAAGTTCGCCAGCGCGTCACGTATCGCTTCGCTGCGCTCAATGAGCGCGGACGCCCCTGCGCGATCAACTTCCCCGCCAAGAAGAAAGTGCCGCAGCATCAAGTGCGCTGGCACGCGGAGAAGCTCGCGGAGAAGCAGCACAAGAAGCTACTCCCCGATCCGCCGGAGAGCTTCGTCTCGCCGCATCTGTCATTCATGGGGCGTGATACCTACACTAAACAGTGGAAGCGATGCGGAACGCACGGCGGTTCGCTTGTCGAGAATTATGATCAGGCATCGTCGCGTGATCTGCTCGCGGAAGCGATGCTCCGGATCGACGAAATGCCCGAGTTTGACTTGCTTTTGTCGATCCATGACGAGGTCATCGCGGAGGCAGTAATTGACACTTGTAATGTGCAGGAATTTGAGGCAATCATGTCTATCGTACCGATCTGGGCGCCGGGCATGCCAATCACGGCGGAGGGCTGGGTCGGACCACGTTTAAGGAAGTAGGGGGATGCTATGGTTGCGGAACTGATCGAAGACAACGAACCCGAAATCGAACTGACCGAAGAGTTGATGATGGAGCTGCTCGAAGACAGCGAGGCGACCGAGTATACCATCGAAACCAACATTGACGACAACGCATTCCGTCTGCAATTCCACAACGAAGACGGTGTCCTGAGCAGCTTCACGACGGACAGCGGAGGGGCCTACGATCTCGCGCAGCGCATCATGAGGGCATACGACAAACTCGAAGGACTATAGGAGATACCCATGTCCCCCAAAGCGATCGGCGAAGGCATGTCCCCCGTGGACGTGTCATACAAGAATTTCGATCCGCGCCACATCACACAGGCAGATGACGCGGCGATCCTGAAGACCGACACGGCCTATCGGGCCGCGACATTTATCGAGACCTACACTGGGCGCGCGTTCTGGCCGCTCCAGCCGACGATGGATGCGCTGTCGGTGATCGACATCGCACATGCCCTAGCCAACCAGTGCCGCTACTCCGGCCACGTGCAGTTCTTCTACAGCGTGGCCCAGCACTGTTGTTTGCTGGCGGCGTGGCTGGCGAACCACGGCGGCTCGGCGCTCGACTGCCTTCAAATTTTGATGCATGATGCTCCCGAAGCCTATCTCGTGGACATCCCGCGTCCGGTCAAGCAGTACATGCCGCAGTACCGTGTCTGGGACCACGCGATCAACGACGTGATCCGCGAGTGGATGGGATGGAAAGATTTGCCCATGCTCGCGATCCAAGACGAACTCGACAGCCGGATCATCGTGGACGAACGCGCCGCGCTGATGTCGCGGAGCGGGCTCGACTGGGGCCACCATCTGGAGCTGATCGGCATCAAGATCGAGCCGTGGTCGCCGGCTGACGCCGAGAAGCAATTCTTGATGATGTACGCGGCGTACTCGAAGGAGGTCTATGGCTCCTATCAGTACATCAACTATTCGTGGGGCCTCCCGGTGAATGTCTTCCATCAAACGAACAGCGATACTCGGAAATCGCTTGACGTGCTCGAAGTGGATGTTAAAGGTCATGTCGGCCGGGTTCGTCTTCACGACGATGAAGGCATCGTGGTTCGCGATACGACCGGCGGCACTTTCCCGCGTCCCCAGTGGAAGTGGGTTCACGGCAACTTCGAGATCATGGAGAGAGCAGCATGAAGACCATCGCCTTCGGGATCGTTATATTCCCGTCCTCGTGGCGCTTCGGCGTTTGGCGACGTGAGAAGAAAGACATCTTCTCGGTTGGACCGATCCGGTTCGTGCTCTACAAGAACCCGGGCCGGTGGAAGCCGGCGGAGGCGCTGATCAAGCGAGAGGCCTGAGCGTGGACCTCCTAGAAGAGCTTCCGGCCCCAGAGACGATGCTCCCTTACGCGAGCATCCTCGAAAAGCCGAAATACGAAGTGCGCGATGGCAAGCGCATTCAACTAGCAACTGGCGAGATCGTCGAGGCAGCATGCGCAGCACTTCGCATCTGCGCCAGAATTAAAGCGGGGAAATAAGAAAATGAGCTTCGAAAGACCGAGTAAAGGGCTGTTGGTTTTCCAGTGCGATGCGTGCTTCGACACGTTCGAGTTCTCGAAGGCCGAAGGAGCCGACGTGCAGAACTTCCTCGCGTGTTGGCATGAGCTGCACGCTGACGAAGGATGGAGGATGAACGGGGGCGATCATCTCTGCTCCGACTGTTCGAAAACGGCGAAGGCTGACCGTGACAATCCCTTCCGCAGATGAGCTGTTCGACCTTCTAGGCCCGGAGCCCGAGCCGGCACCGACCGTGGCGTGGGCGCACCAAGCCAAGGAGTTCGATGAGCACAAGGACGACCGTTGCCGCGCGCTGCTATGGTCCATGCGCACGGGCAAGTCCAAGGCCGTCATTGACAAGGCTGAATATCAGTTCGGCGAGGGTGCCATCGAAGGCGTCATCGTGCTCGCGCCGAATGGCATCCACATCAACTATTGCGTCAACGAAATTCCGAAATGGTCGTGGCCCGAGAACGGCCAGCCATTGGCTTTCGCGTGGGAGGCGCCGAAGCGCGCTGACTGGGGGAAGATCGCCGACTTCAATACGCTCTGCGCCCATACCGGCGGTCTCAGATGGTTCGCCATCAATATGGAGGCTTTCGGCAGCAACGATGAAGCCACCCGAGACGTGATCGCGGCGGTGAAGCGGTTCAAGACGGCGTGCCACGGTCGGTTCATGCTCGTGATCTCCGAGGCTCATCACTTTGGGCATGCCGGCGCAAAGCGGACGCGGCTGGCGCGCAATCTCGGGAAGGTCGCCAAATTCATCACGCTCGAAACCGGCACCGCGATCTTGAACTCGCCGCTGCGCTGGTACTCCATGGCGAAGATCATGGACGACGACGCGCTCGGTCCCGACTTTCAGGGCGACTGCTATGAGAAGTTCGTGCAACGGTTCGCGGTCATCGAAGACAGTGATAAGCGAGGCAACCGCAAGCGCCGGGCATACAAGAAGATCACGGGCTACAGGGACCTTGACGAACTCCGGGACATGATGGCGAACTACGCCTCGGTCGTGCTCCGCGAGGACATCGGGGACATGCCCGCGCTGATCTCGGCCGAGCGGATCGTGGTCATGAGCGATAAGCAGCGCCGTGCCTATCTGGAGATGGTCTCGCGCCATCTTGTCGAGATTGAGAACGGCGAACAGATCACGGCCGTTGACGCTGGCGCGCGGATGATGAAGCTCCAGCAAATCGTGAATGGGTACATCAAAAATGAAGACGCCATTATCGAGATCGACCCGGACGCGCCGATCTACGCCGCCCTGCTTGAAGAGGTCTATGGTACCCTCCCCGGGAAGTCCATTATTTGGTGCCGGTACCGCGAAGACATTCGACGCGTCGTCGCCAAGCTCAAGAAGGCCGGGTTCAACCCCCTCGAATTTCACGGTGGTATCCCGACTGACAAGCGTGAGGGTGTCCGTCTTGCTTTCCAGAACGACCCAGCCTATAACCCCCTCGTGGGTCAGCCGGCGGCTGGCGGAGAGGGCCGAGACTTTAGCGCGGCAGATGCTATTATCTTCTTCTCCAGTACGCCGAACGCCATCCACTACGAACAGGCCAAGGAGCGCGGAACGCTCATCGCCGGCCACTCTGTATCCATCGTGCGGATGCGGACGCCGGGCACCGTTGACGATCGCAACTATGATATTGTAGACGGGAAGATCACACTAGCCGATACTGTTTCCGGGCGCGGGTTGCGCGATTTGTTGATGAGGACCGATGTCTAGGAAGTTTCCCGCACTGTCGAAGAGTACGCCACTCGCCCCGGGCGTCAGCTACAGTTGCGCGTACATGCGGCTGTTGAACGGCTGGAGCTTTGAGCGCGCTGTCAATACTCCGGTCCAGACACGGCACCCGAGCCGAAAGGCGACGATGCAACGTCACAAGAGATACGCAGCTAAACAGGCTCGGGTCGCCGAACTCAAACGTATGGTCACGACCAAGCACTATCAGCTTGGCGAGATCACGCGAGTAGAGATCGGAAAGTTTATTTGGGAGCGGGAGGCGTGGAACGCTGCCGCTCGACGTGACCGCAAGACGCGTAAACGAGCCCCGAACGCCGCAGAAGATACGTCCCCGGATCATATCCGGGAACTCCGAGCCCAGTTCTGTGACGAGTTCATCAAGACAGGCCAGATCAACGTCAGCCTGCAAACCCAACTGAAGGAATACGCCGATGCGTGTCGGGCAGCTCCAAAGCATTCTCAACGAGTATCGACCGAGCATGAAACTCATCGTTACAGTCGAGCAACAGCGGCTCCTGCAAACGACGGTAGTCGAGATGCTCATCAAATTAGCGGCTCAGCCGCGCGAAGCATTGCTGACTTTCTACGATCGGAGTGACTGCATCATCCGCGAGCGCGGCGAAGCAACAGACGGTGTGGCGGGCGCTCCGCCGTACAGGGAATGGCTTGAGATCGATTTGAGGTAGGTCATGGCGAAATATCTTCCACTGATCACACGGCTCACACGGCAGATCGGTACTGCCAACTACCCGGACGCGCGCGAGGAAGCACTTCGCATCCTCCGGGAGCGTGGCCACGTCTACAAGAACAGCGAGCGCCTGACCAAGGCCGGACAGGAGCGCGAAGCCATGGGGCCAGCCGGGCGCGCGATCGACCGCGCGGCGAAACAGTCGGGCCGCCCGGAGAGCGACTACAAATACGTCGGCGGCCGGGCGGTGCTCAAATGAGTGATTGGCGCAACCCCCCGCCGAAAACGAAGTACCGGATGTTCTACGCTGGCGAATGGCGGCCGGTCATTCAGATGCTTGACGCAAACAATGTGCCGACGACGTTGGTCCTTCGTGCAGCCCGAGCCGCGCTCTATGTGTCGCACGATAATTTGGTAGCGGTCGCGGTCGGCACTGCCGATCTCATGGAGAACGACGATTATCGAACTTCCTCGTGGGATACCGAGACCGTCGAGATATGATCCATTAACCATCCACCAACTTCGCTCTTGACCCGTTTATGGATCGCGCCTAGCTTCCGATTGCGAACACCGCAGACAACAACGCGCAACAACGGAGACCCCCATGCGTGGAATTTCTGAAATCATCGAAGCCAACGAGACCCCCCATCATCGTTCGAGCGAAATGTTCGGCGTCGGCCGGCACACGGAAAGCCCGGACGTGAACCGCCCCTTCGAGAGCAACATGGCCGACAAGCGCGAGCAGGCGGAGCGCGGCTGGGATGGTTCTTCCTCCCACGCTCGCGTACAGAACGCGAGCAAGGGCGAAGCCATCGTCGCCGGCATTCTCGCCGACCTCTTCATCGACGCGGCCCTCGAAAGCGTCCTCAACCCCCGCCCGGCCCCGCGTCACTCGGGCATGGAAGGCATCCACTCTGCGATCGACGCGGAGCCGCCGTTCCCGAAGTTCTGGCAGAAGCTCAATGACGACGCGGCTGCTCACGGCCGCCCCGAACTCGGCTACGGGCAGGCCAAGGAAGCCTTCCTCGGTGGTCCGACGCCGGCTGGCGCCTTGACCTTCATCGGCAAGGAGTACGACGGCCTGCGCGCGATCCCGGCGAAGCCCTATGACGGTCACAAGACCTATTACGGCGAGTTCCGTCAGGTCAGCGACAACGGCACGATCTGGCGCACCGTGCACAACCCCCACGGTCCGATCGGCTATGCGTCGCCGGAAGCTGCGCTCTACGGCGCTCGGCATGCCAAGCTTCACATGGAAGCGCACTCCACCGAGCGCGTGTGATGCACGGGACCTTCGCACTTCTCCCGCCGTCTCCCTTCATTGACTTACCTCAGCGTTTGGAGACGGCGCGCATCGAGCTTCTCGAAGCTCAGGCTCAGCTCGCGCACCGCCGCACCAAGACCGCGACGGCACGCCTCTATCGAGCCCTTGACGCGGTATGGTCCGCGCAGGGCGAAAGGAACAACAGCTAGCCCGGCGAGGGCGTTTGCGGTCGGGTTCGTCGCTCGGCTATCAGAAAGGTGTCCTGCGGGCCTCGCTTCGGCTAAATGTCTCGAACCGTTCAAGGGCACTGAAGACGCGGCGGCTCCATATAGGAGCCGTCGAGAGGCAAGCGGCCCGGCTGCGCTCAGCGCGCCGGGCCATTTGTTCGTTATACGCAACCTGCAAACGGAGTATAACCGATGCTCGAAAAACCCGATCTGTCCGCCATTATCCAGCCCCGTGATGACCGTCCGACCTGCCATGAGTGTGGACGCCCCCAGCGCAAGGACTGCAACGGGAGAGGCTGGCTGGAGGCTCTGGGGCCATACCACGATGGTTCGTACATCACGAGCCGACCCTGTCCGAACGACTAGCCGCGACAGCCGGTCGCGGGAACCCTCCAGTCCGCCCGATCCGAATTGCTCACTTTGCAACTGACTTTTTGTCGCAAGGTTAACGCGGTATTTACCATCATCAAATTGAGTGCTTGATCTTCTCCGGGAGAGCCGCTAGGTGTTGGTCATCGGGGAACGACCCCGGCCCTACCAGCACATAGGAACAGCAAATGACCGCGACCAAGACCACGATCTCGAAAGGCCAGACTGCCGCTGCTGACGTTGCCTCGCTTTTGCGCGCCCGCAACTCGCTGCTCTGGATTGTCACCCGCGAGGAAGCTCGCGTCGAAGGTTTCCTCGTTGAAGCCGCTGCCGCCGCAGGCTACAAGACCCTGTTTTGGGACGTAGAGCAGGGTGTCACCATGATCAACGGCGACCCGGTCAAGGGCGTCGGCGGTAACGACTGCGGCGATACGTTGACCGCGATCCGCACTGCTGCCGATCAGGGCGCCACCAAGGGCGTTCGTCAGGTCTGGGTCATGCGCGACCTTCCGAAATGGCTTGAAGGCCAGCCGGGTGCGACCCCGATGCGTCAGCTCCGCAATCTCGCCAAGCATCTCCCGGGCGTTGACCGCAAGGCGGCGCAGGCGATTATCATCCTGACCACGGAAGGCAACATTCCGGCCGATCTCGCCGGCCACGCAACGGTCCTCGAATGGCCGCTCCCGGACCGCTCGGAAATCGAAAAGGTGCTGACCACTGCGATCAACTCGCTGCCTGAGTTCGAAAAGGACAAGGAAACCGGCGAAGACATTAAGGGCAAGCCGATCCGCTCACTCGCGACAACGCCGGAGACGCGTGAGACCGCGATCGACGCCGCTGTCGGCTTGACGGCAGACGAGGCTGCCTCGTGCTTCGCCAAGTCGCTTGTGCAGACGCGCACGATCGACCCGCAGCTCGTGTCGAACGAAAAGAAGCGTGTCATCGCCCGCGAGCGCGTGCTTGAATGGCATGACCCGATCAAGGGCGGGCTCGACGCGGTTGGCGGGCTCGACAACGTCAAGGAGTGGCTGAATGCCCGCACGGAAGCGTACAGCCCGGCGGCTCGCGAATATGGTCTGCCGGCGCCGAAGGGTGTTGTGCTGACTGGCATGTCAGGTTGCGGTAAGTCGCTCACTGCCAAGGCGGTTGCCACGGCATGGGGCATCCCGCTTCTGAGGCTCGACCTTGGGGCGCTCAAGGACAAGTTCGTCGGTGGTAGCGAAGGCAACCTCCGCAAGGCCCTCAAGGTCATCGAAGCCATTGGCCGGTGTGTCGTGTGGATCGACGAAATTGAGAAGGCAATGCAGGGCGCGACGAACGGTGGCTCTGCGGACGGCGGTGTCTCCGCTGACGCGCTCGGCACGATCCTGTCATGGATGCAGGATCATCCGGCCGGTGCTTTCGTGATCGCGACGGCGAACGATGTATCATCGCTGCCGCCGGAACTGCTCCGCAAGGGCCGCTTCGACGAAGTGTTCTTCGTTGACCTCCCGAACACGGTCGAGCGCAAGGGCGTGCTCAAGGCCGCGCTCAAGGCCAACGGCCGCGACAAGATCAAGATTGACTTCGGCGCCGTCGCCGAGGCCACTGCGGACTTCACCGGTTCGGAAGTTGCCGAGCTGGTAGCGACCGCCCTCTACGCCGGTTTCGCGGACGGTGTCCGCGAGATCAACACTAAGGACTTGCTCAACGCTGCCGATCGCGTCGTGCCGCTGGCCAAGACCAAGGCCGACAAGGTCGCCGAGCTGCGCAAGTGGGGTCAGGCGAACGCCCGGCCGGCTACCAGCGCGACGAAGCTGGAAGTGGTCACGGGTGGCCGCCAGCTTGACCTCTGATTAACCATCCCCGGAGAAGGCTCTTGCGTCTTCTCCGGGACAGGATTAGAAAGTTTGCAGCCGGGATGGCCCGGCCCTACAGCACATAGGAACAGCAAATGTCTCTCGCTTCAAAGACCCTCCGCCCCGGATTGCTCGTCGGCCTGAGCACGAAGATCACGGGCGACAATGTCGAGTACAACAAGACCGAGATCGAAGCCGAACACGTTGACGAGTTCGGCGTGCTCGTCAGCTCGTGGCAGACGGACAAGTCCGTCGCTGATGCCGCCGAGTTTGAGCAAGCCACTAAGGTTCGCTCGAAGGCGCGCAGCCTGATCACGGGTATCTGCGCGAAGTCGGACTTCGGTTATCTCTGCCCGGATACGCGCGAGGCCGATCTGGAGGCCGCCGTCAAGACTGCTCAGGACCTCTGCACGGAGTTCAACCTCACGGCGCGGCTGACCGAGATCGATTTCTTCGTCATCACCGGGCGCATTGCGGCCGATGACGTGCAGGCGGTTCGCGCGATCAAGAACGAGCTTAACGGCTTGCTGGAGACCATGGAGACCGGCATCAAGTCGCTCGACGTGGACGCTGTCCGCACCGCCGCGAACAAAGCCAAGAAGCTCGGCACCATGCTGTCCTCGGACGGCCAGAAGAGCCTCGAAGGGGCCATTGAAGTGGCTCGCGCCGTCGCCCGCAAGATCGCGAAGGCCGTCACGGCTGGCGAGCAGGCGGCGATCGTGATCGACGAAGCGACCCTCGCCGCGCTGGCGTCGTCCCGCACCGCGTTCCTTGATCTCGACGGCGCGACCGAAGTGCAGGCCCCGGTGGATACCTCGGCCCGCGTGCTCGATCTGGAGCCGCTCGCCGAACTTCTGGGCGAGGTCCCGGCCCCGGCGCCGATCGATCTCGACTTGGAGGACATGCTTGCTTAACCATTATCCGAGGCGGCTCTTGACGGGTCGCCTCGGGCTCCGCTACAAACTCCTACAGCACATAGGAACAGCACATGCCCTGCGACACGAGACTGAAAGAGAACTACAGGAATTTGAAACGTCGCCAGACGATCTCCGAGCGCGCCGAAGAAATCCGGCGCACCGTGACGGACGTGAACAGCTTGATTGCGGCCGGCAAAGTCAAGCCGATCGTGGACAAGCGGACCGGCGCCGTCGCCTTCGACGGTCTCGACGACACCATTCGCGACGGCGCGACCGATGCATGCATCTATCGTCGGTTGATGGTTTCCGGATCGTCGCTGACCAAGGCGAAGCTCGCGCAGGCCGAGGCCATGGCGGGCCGCACGGTCAACAAGCAGGCTCTCGCGCAGGGCGTGCACTCGCACGACGGCGGCCAGACGTGGGGGAGCCACTGACATGGCTCATTTTCGTCCTCTCAATTTTCGCCGTGCCATGGCCCCGCAACTGAAAACGTTTGGGGCGCGGAAAATGTCTCCGTGCCCCTGCGGGCCTGTCGCCGAAGCCTCGGCTAGAGAGCGCGCCCTTGCGTCCATTGCCGAAGTCGAGAAGATCATGGCGGCGAAGCGCGCCCGACGTGAAGGACTTGGTCAGCTCTCCGCCCCCGGGAGCTGACCCTGCGCGGGATCGGCGGAGGGTGTGCTGTCCTCCGCCGATCTTCCCCTCCAGCACGCAACGAGGTTTGTTATGCGTCGTCGTAACGGATACACTGATTTCGCGATCCCGATGAAGGAACTGCGCAAGGCGCTCGCTAAAGCCATGCGAGACAACCCGCGCATGCCCCACGAGGATTTGGTGCAGTACGGGGTTGACAAGATCATGATCGGGGCCAAGCTCTACGCTCAGTACGAGAGCGAATTCTTGGGCTACATCGTCACGAACGCGCTCAATCAGGCCGAAGGCGATGTTCGCGCGGCCGGCGTCAATCCGGTGACGGGCGCGAGCGTTCCGCCGGAACGGCCTGTTGCCCCGGCCATGAAACCGGAACCCAAGCCACAGGCCAAGAAAGATAGAGAAGATCAGGCGAATAAGACGTTTGAGAACTATTTAGCAACCCTCGCGGTAGCATTGAGCACGATGACGATTGCTCAGGTCATCGCGCATGAGGAACTGGGGCCAGCTAGAGCAGCAGTCCTTAGAAAGTTCATTGGGGCTAAACGCTACCGGCCTACTGACAGGTTTGGTAGTTTAACAACGGCGGATCGGAAGGTGTGGGAGAATGCCAGCTAAAAGCCCCGAAGCCATTGCTAGGAAACGGGCGCGATGGAAACTCGCGCGGAAGCGTCCAGCAGTTCAAGCTCGCGAAAAGGCGTACCGCCAGCGTTCTGAGGTTAGGGCAGCGCGACTGGCCGCCGAGCGTAGGCGAGATGCCATACGAAAGCGCCCGGGTGGTCCTCGAAAACGGCCCGACTTGCGTGTGTATCATCGTCTGTATTATCGGCAGCACTGCGCGGGCCGGGCTCTGGGTCTTATGGGGGCGGAAGTCGGGCGCGGAGGCGCGAAGAGTTTGGCTTCTATGCTGTTCAGGGTTGCGATATCAAACGGCTTTCCGTTAGATGGTCGGCCCTATTCAAAACAGCAGTGGGGATTTTATCACACCGCAATGCGCAATCCCGCGCTTGTAGCTCACTACTTACTAGGAGAGAACTTTGGCACAACGTACCGATCCGCATGAACATCGCGCTCGCCAGCTCTGCCTCGAAGCCGGGTTCAACCCGGACGCTCGACATGGCGCAGAGTGGGACGCCACGAAACAGGCCATGGGCCGGGGTCACCCTGCATGGACCGAGTACCGTGACGGCGCGCGCAAGGAAATGATTGCTGCCGAGCAGAAAGTTCTCGCGGACAAGCTCGCCGCAATGTCGGTGCCCGCCCAGACGGCCGACTACGCGAACGCGCCGCTGACGATTTTCGGCGAGCACGACGATCAGACGATCGAACAGATGAAAAACTGCATGAAGGTCGGCAACGTCGTGGCCGGCGTGATCTGTGCGGACGGTCATCTCGGCTACGCCCAGCCTGTCGGCGGCGTCATCGCATACGACAAGGGCCACGTCTCCATCTCCGGCGTCGGCTTCGACATCGGGTGCGGCAACAAGGCCGTGCGGCTTGACACAAAGTTCGCGGACATCGCCGAGCACATCCCGACGATCATCCGTGACGTGCAGAAGACGATCTCATTTGGCGTCGGGCGCTCGAACGATGAGCGTGTCGAGCATGAGCTGTTTGATGCGGATGAAGTGTGGCGCGCTGCCCAGATGGAAGACTATCGCCAGAAGGCGCGAGCCCAGCTCGGCACGGTCGGCTCCGGCAACCATTATGTGGACATCCTCCGCGACGAAGAGGGCTACGTCTGGATCGGCGTGCACTTCGGTTCGCGTGGTCTGGGCCACACGTCGGCGAGCAAGTATATCAAGCTCGCGGGCGGCACCGATGGGATCAACGTTGCGCCCGCTGTCGTCAACCTCAACACGGAGGTCGGTGCGCGCTACTATGAAGCGATGAAGCTCGCCGGGGAGTACGCCTGCGCCGGCCGCAACTGGGTGACCGAGCGCGTCCGGCAGATCATCGGCGGTAACGTCACGGAGAGCATCCACAACCATCACAACTACGCGTGGAAAGAGACGCACAACATCAACGGCGTCGAGCGCGAGCTGCTCGTGGTCCGCAAGGGCGCGACGCCCGCGTTCCCGGGCCAGAGGGGCTTCGTCGGCGGCTCCATGGGCGACGACGCCGTGATCCTCGAAGGCATCGATAGCCCCGAAGCCAAGGCCGCGCTCTATTCGACCGTGCACGGCGCCGGCCGCGTCATGGGCCGCAAGCAGGCCAAGCGCACGTTCACCAAGGATCAGATGGATCAGTGGCTTCAGGCCCGTGGCGTGACGCTCGTGGGCGCTGATCTCGACGAAAGCCCGATGGCATACCGGAGGCTCCCGGACGTTCTGGCGCACCACGCGGGTTCGGTTAAGGTGCTCCATACTTTGCGACCATTTGCCGTCGCGATGGCGGGCGAGGGAGAATTTGACCCATGGAAGGACTGACAGAGATTGACCGGCTCGAAGCCCCGTTGCGTGAGGCGCACGCGATGCGGATCGACACGTTTCAGGCTTTCGTGAACTGGCTGCGCTCCCCCGCATGCGTCAATCATCCGCTGCGCGCGACGGCTGTCGCTTATAACAAGGCGGTCTATGAGATGCAGAATACACGAGTTGATCCATGGGCGGCGATTTAGGGATTGACAAGCCATTTGACTTCCTCTATAAGCCGCACCCTGAGTTAGCGACGAGAGCCCAGTGGCCCGTCTACATCGCCCCGTAGAAGCACCGCTTTCGAGCGGTCCCCGATTTCGGTCGGGTAGCTTCGCGGGGATGCACTGGGAAACGAACGAGGCGTCATACGCACGCCTACAACGTCGAAGACCGAGGATGTTCCGATGATGAGCCGCAGCGCAAACAGCCCGACCAACCCAAGCCCTAAACAGGGCGTGGGGGAGTTTGGCTGTCCCCGTCTGGCCCGGACCCAGAAGAACGCAGGTTCAAATCCTGCCGCCCTGACCAATAATCCCACATCGACTATTATCGCCGCCGCGCAATCGCAAAGCTGGTCCTGATCTTTACAGGATTGGTGTAGCGGTAGCACGGCGGTCTCCAAAACCGCTGGCCAAGGTTCGAAACCTTGATCCTGTGCCATGCGGGTTTGGTGTAACGGTAGCCCAACGGGCTCTGAACCCGTCAGTCTAGGTTCAAATCCTAGAGCCCGTGCCATGTCGCTGTAGCTCAGCCCGGTAGAGCAATCCTTTCGTAAGGGGTAGGTCGAAGGTTCAAATCCATTCCAGCGGCACCACGGCTTTTAGATTTCGCGAAGATAGCTCAGTTGGTAGAGCGGCACGTTGAAAGCGTGCGCGTCGGTGGTTCAACCCCATCTCTTCGCACCATGACGGCGTAGCTCAGCCCGGTAGAGCGTCGGGCTCATAACCCGAGGGTCCTTGGTTCAAATCCAAGCGTCCGTCACCAAAAGTTTCTGTCCCAAATTTGTATACAAATTCGGGACAGCGGGCCGCGTAGCTCAGTTGGGAGAGCGCCTGTTTTGCAAGCAGGGGGTCGTCGGTTCGAAGCCGACCCGGTCCACCAAATTAGTGCAAGCGCGCGACCGCTTGCTAGTGCGAATGCCCCGTGTAGCTCAGTGGTAGAGCGGGCGGTTGATAACCGTCAGGTCGCTGGTTCGATACCAGCCACGGGCACCATGGTTTTTGGGGATAGCTCAGATGGTAGAGCGGCGCTCTGTTAAAGCGTAGGTCGTAGGTTCGAGCCCTACTCCCTGAGCCAACTTTCTTCTGACGAAGCCCATTGACACCGATCGCGAGATGTGATCTATACTCGCTAATGGGTTCCACCCCGCCGGGCGCTGGCAAGCGGTAAGCTCGGGTCACGTGACGGAAAGAAACATGAATGGCGCCGCCCCAGTTTGCAGGGGCGGCGTTTTTCTTTGTCAACCCCCTTGCAATCCCTCCAGAGTTCGTGTAGGCATCGTCCTGCATTAACCATATCTGGAGCTGTCCATGTCGCGCCATCCCGTCATTGTCCCCGCTCGCTACACTCAGGGCCTTTCCGCATACCGCGCCGGGCTTTCAATCAAGGAAATCATTTCGACGTTCGAAGAGATCGAACAAATGCACGAGCAGCCCGATCTCTCGAATGAACAGCACGAAGAGATCGCCAACGCCGGCCCCTCGCTCATCGCCGGTTTCGCGGATGGCCTGATCGACGACATCCGCAAGCTCGCCAGCTCGACGAGCATCACACGGCGCGGCGCTTCAGCCTAACCCTCATCCTGCCCACTAACATCGCCCGTGTTAGCGGGCACTTTCATGTGAGGATTGATCATGCCTGAAGAGAAACGATATCTTGACCGCTTCGACAGCGCCGGCCGCAAGAAGGTGCCGATGTTCTCCGGCGTCATGGCCTACTTCCCCGACGCCATCGCCGCGCTTGCCGAGCATTCGTACAAGGGCAACGAGAAGCACAACCCGGGCGAACCGCTGCATCATGCACGCGGGAAGAGCATGGATCACACGGACTGCATCATGCGTCATCTGGCCAACTACAACGGCATGGACGGCGACGCACTCGAAGCGGTCGCACTGTTTTGGCGAGCCGGGGCTCTATGTCAGGAAGTGCTTGAACGCAAGTTTGGCCTGACGCTACCGGAGGGCGTCATCGATCCGCGCGCGTTCCCGGAGACGAACTCGCTTGTCGGGCCGAACGGCGAGCAAGCCCCGCTCGAAGCTTTCAAGGCGCCGCCGAAGTCCACACTCGAAGAGCTGGCTGCGCGCAGTGGGCTACCCCTCGTCGATTGCATCGCGAAGAGCAGCATTGAATTAGTGGACGCCGACCGTTGCGTCCCCCGCCTGAAGGAGCAACCGCCATTCCGTGGCGAGGCTGATACGTTCGGCGGCCCACGTATCATCGATCCGCACAACCCCCCGATCAGCGATAAGACTGAAGAGCGCGACATGGGCGGATCGTCACGCCGGAAACGCGCGGGCGGCAACTATTCGGCGGATCGGGACCCGACGTTCTAATGGCGAAAGAGACATCTCTTTGGACCCGATGTCGGACCGGGATCGCCAACCTCAAGAAGTGCGGACATGCGACGCACTTCTGCCGCATCGAAAACGACGCCGGCATGGGCAACCCCGATGTCGAGGGAGTGATCAACGGGGATCAGTGCTGGATCGAACTGAAGTCAAACCTTCGACCGAAGCGACCCGGCACCGTGATCCGGTCGAAGACGCAGGAGAGCCAATCGATTTGGCACACTGCCCGGACGGCGGCGGGGAGCCGGATACACTGGGTCCTGATACAGGTCGGCGAAGCGCATGGCGCGAAGCTCTACCTGATCCCCGGAAGCCGCTACGACGATGTCATCGCGACCGAGGCCGACCTCGAAGCGATGAGTGTGATCGACCCGAAGTCAGATATGGCTTGTGTGCTCTTGAGAGCGTGTGAAGGTTGGTAAGGTGCCCTTGTGAGTATGAAACAACGTAGCGAAACGGCCCGGATTAAAGAGGCGACCCGGATTGCAGCGGCGACCCTTGGCCTGAAAACATATCATTCGGCCCAACCGTGCTCCCACGGACACAAGCCCTTAAGATATACCTCGTCTGGATACTGTGTCGAATGCCATCGCGCCCGCATGAAAGCTACCTACCAGCCGCACGAACGCAAAAAGAAAAGAGCGCCCTTGGGCAAAAAGACATACAAGACGATCAAGGAAGCGGCGGAGGACTTGCTCTTGCAGGTCAGCTACGTTGACATCTATGGTCGCAAGGTTGGGCTCACGTACAAAGCCATCTTGGACAAGCTACACGACGGCTTCCCGAACGGCTCCCGCAATTGGCCAGCCTTCCGCACATCGCTCCGCTCGTTGCAGATGGTCGCCTACGCGATGAACGGCTCGGACAAGCAGATGCCGGTCCGGCGCCGATCGTCAAAAGTTCTGGCCCGCGACTACGCCCGCGCGCTGCTTCTCAATGTTGACGAGAACGGAAAAGGGCTCCGCTACAGTTCGATCGCCCGCAAGGTCAAACACAAATTCCCTGAATACACCTACCTGTCGGCAGAGCAGCTCGCCGGCCTCGCTCTTTATCTGTCCAAGCAATTCAAATTGCCCCCTCGCCCGTAACATGGCCCAAGACCGGGAGAAATACAGAGCCAAACAGCGGCGCTACAAGCGAAGCCCGAAAGGGCGTCAGTGCACGCTCCGCTATCAACATTCGCCGAAGTACCTTGAGAGAAAACGAGCCTATCAAACATCGCCAAAGGGTTTGGCTACAGACAGGGAATACAAAGCATGTCAGAAAAGAAAACAGACGCCGAGCGTCTCGCCGACGCCAACGACATCATCCGGGGCAAAGAGACCACGATCAAAGCCCTCAACAAGGAGCTGCGCAGTCGTTCCCAGAGCAACGACACGGCTGAAAGCCTCCGCCAAGAAATCTTCGGCCTTGAAGCCTACACGCGCGAGCCGCCGAAGTGGCTCGTCGATACCAAAGTCAAGCACTCGACGACCGGCGTCCCGCTGATCGTCGCCTCGGACTGGCATCACGGGGAGATGGTTGACCCGGATCAGGTCGGCGGCATGAACGCCTTCAACCGACGCATCTCCAAGGAGCGCGTCAAGATTTTCGGAACGAAGGTGCTCGATCTGTGCTTCAACCATATGACGAACCCGAGCTATCCGGGCGTCGTCTTCTGTGTCGGCGGTGACATGATCACTGGCGGCATCCACGAGGACCTCCGCGAGACCAATGACGGCCCGGTGACGCTGGCCGTGGTCGAAGTCGAAGAGATGCTCATCGGCTTTATCACGATGCTCGCCGACAAGTTCGGCAAGGTCTTCGTTCCGTGCGTGCCGGGCAATCACGGCCGCACCACGCTGAAGCCGCGCGCGAAGAACCGCGTGTTCGACAGTTGGGAATGGGTGATCTATCAGCACCTTGAACAGTGGTTCGCGAAGGACCCGAGGGTGACCATCCACGTGCCGAACGAAGTCGATGCACATTTCGCGGTCTACGGTCACCGCTTCATGCTCACTCACGGTGATACGCTCGGCGTCAAGGGCGGCGACGGCATCATCGGTGCCCTCGGTCCGATCGCGCGTGGTGCGATCAAGGTCGGCCGCTCGGAAGCTCAGTGCGGGCGCGACTTCGACACGCTGATCATCGGCCACTATCACACGTACATCCCTCGCGGAGATGCGGTGCCCGTGCTCGCCAATGGTTCGCTGATCGGATACAACGAATACGCGCGGCTGTTGCTGCGCGCCGGCCCAACGCGGCCCACTCAGGCGCTCGCGTTCATCCATCCGAAGTACGGGATCACGGCTCAGTGGCCGATCTATCTCGACGGCGCGGAGCGGCGCAAGCCGGGGTCGCAGGCGTGGGCCTCGTGGGAAACGAAGGCCCCGAAAGTCGCTTGAACCGAAAAACACCTTGACAGGAAGACGGGCCGGAGCAATAAAGCTCTGGCCCGAACTTCTATCACACGGAGAAAAGCGATGGATGCAGTTTTGATCTTGGCCCGGACAAGCGATGGCAAGCTTTGGCAGGCAACGCACTTCGGCGGGACGCCGGGGTGGACGTGGCGCTCTGCCCCTGAAGGCGAGAATGAAATCATGGGTCATCTCGTGCTGGCCATCCCCGCTGGAGGCCCAATGCCGACAAGCCCCGGAATGGTTCTGCCGGATATGCTGCCGGGAGTTCTCGGCGAAGGCTCATCGCATCCCTGACCTCCCGGACGCCGCAGAACATCGGGCGTAGTAGAAGCCGGGCTCTCTACTACGTCAACCATTTCAAGAATGCTGGGGTGAGGGCGAAGGTAGCTCCCAAGTCATAGAACCCCAACGCCCCCGCCGACAGTGCACCTTGGCCGGCGGGGGCGGGCATACCGAAAGAGCGAGCATGAACGTCGAACTGACTGACAAAGAGGCCGTCCTCATTGAGACCGTGCTCGGGCTCGATCTCGACGCGATGGGGCTCAGCCCGGATGCTCAGCGGCTCGCCCGCATCATCCGCAAGAAGCTCAAGCCATCATTCCAGAAGACAGCCGCCGACACATTCGCGGACGGCGTCAAGGAGATCGTGCGGCGCCACCCATTCGGAGAGCCCAGATGATAGGGGACGACAGGCTTGTGTTCACGGTCCTCCGGACAGACGATGACGCGGAGGGCGCACTCCTAATCGAGCTTGCTTATGAGTTGGGGTATACCGTAAAGGAAGATGTGGACGGATCGGCGTCGATCACGGCAACCCAGCCGCTACTTGTTGCGCTGATTGAGCGCGTTATCAACCAGAGGACTGTATCTTGAAAATTTATATGGCCGGTGCACTCTTTTCGACGGCGGAGTGCAGCTTCAATACGGACCTCGCTGAGCAGCTCCGCTTGCGTGGCCACGAAATCTTCCTGCCACAAGAACATGAGCAGCGGTCCGACCGGCCTGATCTGATCTTCGAGAGTGATGTCGCTGGGATCGACTGGGCGGATTGCGTCCTTGCCAATCTCGATGGGTCAGACCCGGACAGCGGCACGTGCTGGGAGCTGGGCTATGGCTTCAAGAACAAGCTCATCGTGGTCTACCGGACAGACATGCGAATGTTCGAGGGCGCCGACAAGGTCAACCTCATGATGACCGAGAGTGCGGATCACGTGATCTATGCTCCGAAGGTTGGCGTGCTGGAGCTGGCCGATCGCATCGATCGGGCGTTACGCGAGCTGCCGGTCCCCCTGCCCCGCTCCGAGGTCAAGCCGTATCGTCACATCGATAAGTGAGGCACCATGATCGTCCGTCGTCTTGAAGGCCCCGACGTTAGCGCGTGTCTCTGGATTGTACGGGACAACTGGGGAGAGATCGCTGCCGATCGCGCGCTAGAGCAGATGTACGAATACTTCAAGGGCGGAAAGTACGCACCGAAGTTCTTTGTCGCGAAGATCACAGAGACAGCCCGGGGCGTCGCCGGCTTCGCCGCGTATCATCGGTCCATGCGGATGAACGGGGCCTTTGATCTGATCTGGCTGGCCGTGGACAAGCCCTGTCAGGGCTCCGGCGTCGGCGAGAAGCTGACCGAGCACCGCATCGCGGAGATCACAAAGCTCGGCGGCTCCGTTGTCACTCTCGTAACGCAGAAGCCGAACTACTTCAGCCGGTTCGGTTTCGTCGCGGGCGCCCACTACGGCAACGATTGGATCGAGATGATCAAGGTTCTCAAACACGCGGACATGGAGTAGCAGATGGCACGGATCAAGATTGTCCCCGACAACGACATGAACGCCGAGGGTGAATGGATCAACGTTCCGATCGATTTTCCGCGCGGTGTGGCGTGGCGTGAGATGGAGGCCCAGATGAAGCCATATGTCCCGGCGGGCTTCCACATCTGCGGTGCCGAGCGCGGCCCGCGTCCAGCCCTCAACATGGTGAAGCTCAGGCCATGAGCGTCTTCAACGGCGGCGCCGACGATCTTATCCAGTGGCGGATAGAGATCAACGACCTTATGGAGCCCATGCGCGGGATCGACGGACGCCCCACCTATGTCAGGCGTCAGCCCGATGCCGAACTGACGCTCTTTAGGATTGATCAGGAAGAGTGCGAGGCAGTCATCGGTATTTTGGGGCTGGAAACCCTGACCTTCAGGTCGGGGAGGAATGCCCCACCTTTACTGTTGACGCCGCAGTGCGATACGGCTATTGAGAATGCGCCAAAGCTGCACCGGCCAGTAGGCCACTTTGGCGAGAAGTCGCTATCAGGTTTCCGCTTCGGCCTAGAGTAAAGTCGGCCGAAGTGTATAAGAAGAGCAGTTGCTTTTCGGGACAGAACGTTGTCCACCTTCAGAGGAAATCCTCGCCCTTTAGGGCGGGGAAGACGTTAACGAAAATTCTCCCGGGTATAGCGGTGCAGACTGCGGACGTGGCTTTCCAGCGGAGTATGGCCACGGCGTATCGTGGCCAGTACGGTTTTCGCAATCAGGACCATGGCGCCGTTGCGCATGTCACGGCTCAAATGAAGTGCCGTGAGGGCCACGTCGAATATGATCCGATCGCGAGCGGGAGTATGGCTAGCAGATGCGCCGGTCATGAGCCGTAGACCTTTTCTGCGATCTCCAGCTCTACGCCGTTGTAGGTCGGGACCATGCTCGGGTAGGAAGGCGCCGACGCACTGAGATTAAGACGCCACTCAATGAGATGCGGTGCCATTCGGAGCGTCGCCAGTAGTCGCTGAGCCCGGATGAGGGCAGTGGTCGGATGACGGACGCCCGCGAACTCTGCGGCCTTCAAGACGGCGTTGTCGAGGATAGCGCGGGCGATCAATTCTGATCTATTCTGTTGCATGTGTGCTCACTAGGTTGGGGTTGATGGGGACCGCCTGAGAAACGGTCAGGACGTGGTGGGCCTCGAATTCTCTCTGGCATGGCCTATTGCAAGGCTGTCTGGAGTGTCGTGAAGACGCCCGCGAGCGTCACGCCCAGCGTGTTGATGATGGGCAAGATCACAAGGCCAATGCCTGCCGCCAAGAGACTGTATTCGATGGCCGCGGCTGCGGTCTTGTCGGCGAGAAATGCGCGGAGGGCTTTGATCATAGGGACGGCTTCACTTTCAGGATGTCTCCCGACAATCCCTGAGAGATCGTCGGGAGCGGTTTCAAAGCGCGGTGCGCAGTCTGCGCGAGCACGAATACGGCGAGCAACGCGACGGTGCCGATCGTCGTGACGGTCCAGAACACGGTTTCCGGTTTGGCGTTCGGGGCGATCATCGTGACCTCGGGTGGAAACCCCGCCGTTCACGGCGGGGAGGAAACCCGTTGAGCTTCCACGTATCGCTTGACCCTCTCAAGCGGAGCGCCGCCAGCGCTGGCAGCAAAATAGGATGGCGACCAAAGAACGCCCTTCCAGTATCGGGCTGCAATGTCGCGACGCTCAAGTCTAAGCAGTCGAGAGGACGTTCCCTTGAGGGCGTTAACCAAGCCGGAAACAGAGTGCTTCGGTGGGTACTCAATAAGCAAATGGACGTGATCCTTCTCACCGTCACAGGCAATAAGCACACAATCCATTGCAGTGCAGACCTTGCCGAAGTGGTCCTTAAGCCAATCGATTGCCGGATCGTCGAGAAGTTTTCGACGATACTTTGTAACAAATACAAGGTGACAG